GAACATGAATATATTTACAATAAAATTGTATATATATTTTCCATAAATCATTAATATATAAACTACACATCATTTCAGCAGTAAAAAACAAAGCTTCTTTTACATTATCATAATAGAAAGCACGAATACAATGTTCGATGATTTTATTTTTTTTTAAATTTGAAAAAGAAGATTTGCTAAAGGTTCTTCGATTATCTGTTATATTCATAATAAAAGGACAAAAAAAAAATAACACATTATAACAAATGATAAAATTATTAATATTGATTATCTTAATTTATTGTTATTTTTTATATAAAAGAAAAGATGGATTTACCATACAAAATGAAGATTCTTTTGTAAAAATGGAAAATGCTATAATGGATGAATTTTATGCTAAAAATTATGATGAATTATATGATACAATTCCAATTCATAAAAAAGAATTAAATATGATATATCCTTATTTGCAAAGTGAAAATCGTGTTTTATGTTTGAGTTGTCGTTCAGGACATATTGTTCAATTATGTTCTGGTATTTGTCAAGTAGAAGGTATGGAATCATCACCTAACATGATTGAATTATGCGAAGAAAAATATCCACATTTAACTTTTAAATATGGATATATGAATAATATACACTTATATCCTGCCAATAGTTTTACTCATATTATTTCACCATGTTTGAATATTCATCTTCAAAATGATTTATCCACGTTTTTCAAAAATACATATCATTGGTTAATCCATAATGGTTATTTATTCATAAGTTATTTTAAAGAAATACATGATGTATATTATATGATAAATCATCATCCATCATTTCCATTTGAAAACAAATATAAATTTAGCATTGAAATCAATCGTCTTTATGGAGATTCAACTATGGTAGAATTAATTCATGAAAATAAACATATTAAACGAAAAAATATTTGGAATTATAAGCATATCAATACAAATATACTAAATCATGAAGCAAAACAAAATGGGTTTGAATATGTAAATCATCACGAAAATGAAAAAATTCAATTAGTCGTATTTAGAAAAAAATTTTAACGGCTATATTTTCCTAAATTGACAAAAGAATCTAATATATACAAAATAAATAACCCTAAAAAGCAATATAATACAATTTCTTCATTTTTTTGGTTCGTTTTAATTTCTTTTTGTTCTTCTAAAATTTGTAAAATATGATTTACTTTTTGCAATAGATTATCTTTGGGTGGTTTATATTGTTCCATTCTTTGATCTCCTAATAACATAAAATGATTAGCACCTTTTAAATCTCCGCTTGGTTCAGCATGGACTACTTGTGGTTTAGTTTCTTTTTCATAAAAGTTATTCAATTCTTCTTCATTTTCTTCTTTTAAATTAGCATGAATATTGGCTACATCTATAGAAGAAGGTTTTTCTTTGGAAGGTTGTGGATTTGAAGTCAATAACTTATTTAAAGATTCTTTATTTATTTTTGAGTGTTCTTTATTTACATTTAGTTCATCGTTAATTAATGCAGCATTAAAAGAAAAGGCCATACTTATTTAATGAAGATATATTTTTTTAACATTTAATAATTATAATATAGTTAAATTATAATTATGAAAATAAATAAAAAAATGAATAAATACAAAGAACGTTTTTTAAAATTTTATTTTTCATTAAATGATAATAAACTATTTGCTGGGTTCATTATTTTATTGATGAATATATGTACTCGTTATGAAACATTAGAATTGAGTAAAACACAAGAATATTATATTAAGCATTTATTTGGTAAACCTATTATGATATTTGCAGTATTATGGATCGGTACAAGAGATATATTAATTGCTCTTATATTTACAACTTTATTTGTCTTGATGACTGATTACATTTTCAATGAACAAAGTAAATATTGTATTATACCGAGTCATTGTAAAGTAAAAGAAGATAAGGTTATTACAAAAAAACAAGTGAATGATGCTATTTATATATTAAAACAAGCACGAAAACAAAAAGAAATAAAAGAAGAAGATGAACAAATAGAAAACACTCTTTACAAAGAAAATTTTATATGATAATATATAATGAGTAATTATAATCGTAATGATTTTTATAAATTAAATTTTATATTTATTGAATCAAACTATTTCTTAGATAAAAAATATAATAAAAAAATAAAAGAATATGATGCGCTAATTGATAAACCAGAACTAAGTGAAAAAATCACATCTATAGTGGAAGAAAATACATTGGATAAGTTATTAAACAATAAAATAGTATTATTAGATGTAAATATAAAACATAAAAATTTAATTCAATATAGTGGTTCTAAATATAATATTAGTGATGAAATGATTGAACAAATCATGAATTATTTAATTAAAACTTATTCAGATACATCTTCACAATTAAAAAAACCAAATCAGGCTTATAATATTGATATATATGTTCCATTGTATGATGAAAATAAAATCGATTTTTCTTATCGTACATATCCAACAAGTTCAAAAAATAAAAAAGACATTTTTAATGATTCATTTAAAGCCAAATTAATGAAAAAAAGTGAATATATAAGAGTTTCTTATGAAAATAAATATCAATCTTTTTTATCATTTAGTCAAGAACTAAAAAAAAAATACATGAGTGAAAAATCAACGATTGAATATTTTGAATATCTTTATAATATTTATAAAAATAAGAGCTATTATTTATCAAAAACTTATGAAAAAGATTTTCATAAAGCTAAAATATTATATAATATCAAATTCATAGATAAAGATGTAAATGATATTGATTATAAACAATATTATATCATAAAAAATATAAAAATACAAAACTCTTATTTATCAAATCCATCAGAAGAAAAATTAAAAAAATATAATTTAACAAAAAATAAAGACTATCCGTGTATTGGTAAAATTAGAAAAGAAAAAGAACATTATGTATTTAATGTTATGTTATATGATTTATTGAAAAAAAATCCAGAAGATAAAGGTGAAATTATATCTTTTCCAATTGACATTGAAGATTATGTGGGAGGATTATTTTTAATTACAAAAATACCTAAATCAACTTTGAGAAATAAATCTTATTTGAGTGTTGAACATGATTCTTTTTCTAAAATGTTATCCAATAAAGATTATGATAAATTTCAATTAAATATATTTGAAGATAAAAATTATAGTTTATTCAATAGTGCTCTATTAACACGCAAAGAAAATAGAACTCTTTTTTTCTTACCAAAAGATTTTGATATTAGTGAAAAAGATATACTAAAATATTCAGATAAACCTCTTGAAATATTAGATTTATTCACTGATGCCAGAAAAATGACTGAATTTAAAAAAACATTTGACATAAAGAAAAAAACATTTGACATAAAGAAAAAAGCACCTGATTTGAATAAATTATTTAAATTAATTTTGAAGTTGGTTTTTGTTGATAATACACCTTTTTATTTTTTTAAAATTAAAGATCTTGATGTAATCAAACATAAACATTATAAACTAAAAATGGATACAATAAAAGAACAAGATATTGTCAAAGATAATGATACATTAGTAGCTAAAATTAACTTGAATTTAAGCAGAGAACAAATCAAAAAATATGATTGTAGACAAAGTAAATACAATTTAATTAAATCACTCAAAAAATTAATTGGTGGTAAAAAAAAGAAAACACGAAAAAATAAGAGCAAAATAAAATAATCACTTAATATATATTAAATATGAATTTAGACCCAATAAAAAGAGAATTATATGATTTATTAGAGACATTATATGATTTTTTAATAAATATATTCAAGAAGTCAATAATAATAACTGATAATATAATAAAAATTATACATGAAATTAGTGAAACTATATTAAATATTAGTTCTATATTTACTTATATTACAGGAGCTTCAAAAAATGCCATAAAACTTTTACAATATTTTAATGAATTATTATGTGATAAATTAGGTGAAATTATTGAAAAAAGAAAAGCACAACAAAGAAAAGTGAATGTTAAACTAATTGAACAATATATTAAACATTATTATCAAGGCAAATTATTAAAAAAAGGATTAGTTAAACCTTGTTATTTCTTTTGTATATTGCCTAAAAATAGAAAAAAACAATCAAAAATAAAAAATATAAATGCCTATATGAAAAGAATTAGATTATCTTTTATTCAAATACTAAATGCCGCCCAAAAATTAGAGAAAGAAAAAAATGTAAAAAATATTGCTATGAAACATTTAGGTGATGGATATTCTATTATAGAAAAAATGCAAAAATTTGTAGATGACCATTTTAATAAAAAATTAAGTGAATTAAGTGAATATGTTTCTGAATATGTTTCTGAAAATGGTGATAATGAAATCTTGAATGAAATCTTGAAAGTTAATAAAGATAAAGATTTTAATAAAAATAGTCGTTATAACAAAATTATCACATATATTGAAAATGGTGATAACTTACCAAATAATGAAATCTTGGAAGTTAAAAAAGATAACGATTTACGTACAAATAAAAATAGTCGTTATAACAAAATTATCACATATATTGAAAAAACAATATCTTATTCTAAAAAAAGAGTTAAGGAAACAAAAGAAGTAATTAATGAAGAATTAGAAAAACAAAAAAAAGGTTCAGAACTAGTAGAAGCAGCAGAACCAGCAGAATCAGCAGAACCAGCAACAGAACAAGCAGAATCAGCAGAACCAGCAGAAGCAGCAGAACCAGCAGGAGCAGAACCAGGAGCAGCAGAAGCAGGAGGAGCAGCAGAACCAGCAGAATCAGCAGAACCAGCAACAGAACAAGCAGAATCAGCAGAACCAGCAGAAGGTTCAGGAGAAGAAGCAGCAGAAGCAATAGAACCAGTAGAAGGTTCAGGAGAAGAAGCAGTAGAAGGTTCAGGAGCAAAAGAAGTACAAGCAATTAATGGTTCAAATAATAAAAAAATAAAAAATTTAGAAGTAAATCTAATGCCAGGAATGCCAGGAATGCCAGGAATGCCAGGAATGCCAGGAGGAAGAAAAACCATGAAAAAGAAAAAATCCATGAAAAAGAAAAAAACCATGAAAAAGAAAAAATCCATGAAAAAGAAAAAAAACATGAAAAAGAAAAAATCCGTGAAAAAGAAAAATTGAAATAAAAAAAAATAAATGAAAAAACTTATGAATCTAAAAATGTTGTTGTATAAAATAAGACCAAGAAATCTAGATATATATCGTCGTTTGTCTCTACGATATATGCATCGTAATCGTATTACTTTATTAGAGCAAACATTTGAAATATTAAATGAAAATGGTGTCAATGAAATATTATCTTACATGAAATACAATCATATTACAGACGATACATTCAATTCTTATATGTATATTATTATTTACGAACTATTTCAATTATCTTTGTTGATGAATTTTACAGATGAAGAAAAACATAATTCAATGATCAAAAAAAGCATTCATCATATTTTGTTATATATTATATTTAAAGAACTGATATTCCCAATAACATTGAATATGAGACCATGAATGTATAAAATTTCTGAATTTGTAATAAACTAAAATCAAAATCAAATATAGATTTTTCATAATTTTCATATTCTGGATTAAGTCTGATCCATATATTTAACGTATTATTGATATCACGTAAAATATATAGTCTAAATAATTCTTTTATAAAATAATATTTATAATTGACAATCAAATGATTCAATGTTTTTTTTTCATTTGAGACAATAGGTAAATAACTATATATATGATTCATTATATCATTGGGTATATAGATCATATATATATAATGTGGCGTTGTATTTATGTTCTATTATTGATCATAGCCAATAAACTAGTGGATGCTTCTTCAATTCCCGAAAAAGCGGTGGTGGCTTCATCGTATAGTTTTTGTAATTCTTCTTTTTTTCTATTGTCTTCTTTCAATGATTTTTCTTCTAAATTGATTTTATTTTGGATTTCTTTACATTGTTCATTTAAAGTAACAATCATGGACTCTTTTTTTTCAATTAAACGATTTAATTCACTAATATTGACTTTTAGATTTTGAATTTTTTGTTGAAGTTGCATAAAATTACCTTCCATATAAAGTTATCATTCAAAATAATAATTTAAATTAAACTTAAATCGCTAAATTGATAGCATTTTTATCATTTTTACGACGACGTCGTGAAGAAACAGATGGAGCTGATGCTTGACTTAAATTATCCAAATCTTCAATACTTATTGTGCTATCATTTTTTGTAATGTCTACTTTTTCAGGAATATTTGGTTTTTCAGGAATATCTATTTTTTTATTGAATTGATTCAATACTTCATTGATATTTTCAGGTCCTCTCATTTCTTCACGAATATTAGATGGACCAGATGGAGGTTGGTCTTGCGAATGACTCATGCCAAAATCATTCATAAAATTACTTAATCCTGGATTGGTATTTTCCATTGAATTTACAGCCGCTTTTGTAAATTGATTCATCAAATCTGGATTTTGTCTCATAATATCATCCATTCCTGGCATAGCCGATTTAAACATTGTATTTGTCATGTGAATCATCATTCCTGAACTGGCTAATTGAAATAATAACTTTAATTCTGGTGCCATTTTAGCTTTTGATTTATATTTTTCATGCAATTCAGAAAAAATATCATCATAATCTTCAATATTTTCATTAATTTGTTCAGACCAACCATCTAACTTAATATCAAAAGGGTCTACTTTATTATTTAAATATTCTAAACCAGTAATGAAAGTAGTCAATACTTTTCCTTGAAATTTAATACTGTTAGTTCTTTCTTTTTCGGAAATAATATTTTCATATTCTCCTTTCATTTCATCTAAAGAAGATTCCATTGAATATTGTTTGCTTAGAGTAACTCCTTTGGATTCTAATTGTTCTAATTTTCTCAAATAAGAAAATTTTTCACGCAAAATATCTTGTTTAGATTTTTGCTCCACATTTTTCATTTCTTCTTCAATATGAATATCATCCATTTTTTTAAATTCAAAAGGTGCTGATTTTGGTATTTCCATATTTACTGTATTTTTGCCAATGTGAATTTCTTCATTTTCAATTTCATTTAATTCTTCCAATTCTTTATCCAAATTTATATCATTTGAAGCACTTGAAGCAGAATTTTTATTATTCATCAATAATTCAATTCCACCTCCAAAATTAACAGAAGGTTTATCCATATTAAAATCATCAGTTGTATCTAAATCAATCACTTCTTCCATTTATATAAAATAATATGTTATTACTTTATATTTATCGCATTGATTATTCTTTTTTTAAAACATCTAATAATTGTAAAAAACAATCGGCCAAATCATCTTTTTTTTTATGTTCATTAAAATAATCTAAATAATCTTGATAGTTTTCTTTCAATAAGTTTCGTGTAATTTCAATAGACAATTTTTTTCTTTCTGCATATGTTGTTTTCTTAGGAATATCATAATGTTTTAATTTATGACAGGCGTTCCAATGATAAATATTTTCATGTTTGTTTTGTATAAAATACATGGTAATCATCCCTTGTAATGTTTTCATACGAATGGCATTTTGTCCTATTTGATTTTCTATGATGACTTTGTCAAAATGATAACTAGATATATGTGAATTAAATAATTCGTATAAGTTTTTACCTAAATGAATCATATTTATTTCATTACAATTACTTTGACATAATTCCAATATAGTCCATTGTATAATTTCATTTGTTTCACTATTATATATGATATAAGCTAAATTTTTTATACCTACATCTATACTTATGTATATCATATATAATGAATCATATTAATATTTAAATTAAAATTATATGGAATGTTTATAAGGTCTCATTTGTAGAGATTGTAATTGTTCACGTGTTAAGTAATTCATTTTTAATGAATTTGGTTCTAATTTATTTGTATCTTTTAAGTTCTTGTATTTATAAGGAGAACCATTTAATGGAGGTTGTTTGAAAAATCCTGTGTTATTTTCGAGTGTCATTTCAAGACGATTACGTTCCATAATCATATTTGCATGTTTTGTTAAAAATTCTCTATATTCACGATTATTTTTTATACCATATTGTTTTTTGATGTTTTCATTTTTACTTGAATCACTTTTGTAATCTGTAAATAATCGCCCATCTTCAAAGATTCCTGGATGATGTGTGTATACATTGTTATTTGTAATAAAGGACATTTAATATATTACTATAAAATATTTTTGTTTAATCACTTACTTCTTCCACAATATTTGTTAAATGTTCTTCATTAAGTTCTTCGTCGAGTTCTTCGTTAACTTCTTCATTGATTTCTTGTGTATCTACATTAGAAGTGGTTTCTTCAAACGCCAAATCTGTAAAATTACTTTTTTGATTTGTCACTAAATGGATCAATTCATTTTTTTTCATTTTATTGTTGGTTTTGATACCTTTTGAAGATAACAATTCACGAAGTGTTTTTACATTCATTTTATTATAATCTTCTTCCGGGTTTTCATCATAATTGATTTGTTTTGTTTCCATATCTTGACCTTCTTGTTTTACTTCTTCTTCTTCATGGTCACTTTCACTAATTTCACTTTCACTTTCAAAATCGCTTTCATCATTAGATACTTGAACTTCTTTGGTTTCACTTGGTCCATTGTATAATGTAGTGCTTTGTTTACTCAATAATTCATATAAAATCTTGGCTTGTTCTCTTTGTGAATTTTCTAGATTATCGTATTTTTGTTTAAAATAATAACATATCAATGTAATCAATAATAAATTAATTACTAATCCTGTAAAAAAACTACTTATATCTAAAAGTCCCATTATAGATATACTCCAATAATCTTTATATAATAATTAAACGAAATTATAACTCATATAAATAAGATGGATAATCTAAATCTCTCAATACTTTTTTTCCGCCATGAACATAAGAAATTCCATGTTTTATTTTATATAAATAGTCAATGTCTTCATTATCCACATTCACATCCATTTTAATATTGACTAAATCTTTCTCATAAGTTTTATTGTTAAAGTATTCACATAATTTAATATAATGAGTTGTCAATACAAAATCAATATTATTCTTATGTTGGATTAATCCTTTTAGATATAACGTAGCACATAATACAGCATCATTTGGATTGGTTCCTGAATACAACTCATCAAAAATGCAAAAGTGTCGTTGTTTTTCATGACTATTGATTGTTTCTAAAATATCTTTACATCTTCGTGCTTCTGCTTGAAATAAACTATCTCTATCAGATGTATCTGGAATATTCAAATAAGAATGTAAATAATCGTATACATGAATGTTTGCTTTTTTATAAGAACCAAAACCAATTTGTTGAGACAAAATAATATTCAATAATATAGATTTTAATAATGTTGTTTTTCCAGACGCATTTGGACCTGTAATGATAATGTTTTTATCAATATGAATATCATTTTTGATTGGTTTTTCTTTATAATGAAATAAATAATAAGAGTCTTTCATATAAGTGGGTTCTTTTTTGAAAGTACACATTTTTATTTTCTTATTTTTATATATTTGTCTCCATTGGTTCAAATCATTTATGTATTGATTTACATAATAAGAATAATAAATACTATTATCATATAATTTATTATAATGAATATCATAAAATAAAGTCATTACATAACCTATTTGACCTAAACGAGACAATGTATTTTTATGATTTAAGATATAATTTGTTTTATGTACCATAATATTTAGTATATCTATATGGTGTTCATTTTCTTTCACAAATAATTCATAAGTTCCATATATATTGAGAAAACTATTTAAGTTTTTCATTTGTTCAATACTTTTTAAGCAATAATCTTTATATTCACTCATAAAATCATAAATGAAATGTAAATTATTATAAAATTCAATGCATGAAATAACATTTTGATAAATTTGGAATATATAAAATAATATACTCATTAAACCAGATATTTTTTGTTGAAAAGTCATTTGACTTGTCTCATTGAATAATTTAAATATATTAGTTTTTTTTATCATCGAAGTCAATACATCAATATATTTTTGAATGGAAATATCATATGATTTAAATTTTAATATGAAAAAAGGCACTAATAACATAAAAATGGGTGTAACAATCGAAAATAAAGGTGCTGATAAATTATATAAACTCATGAATTGCATAAAAGGGATGGAATAATTCAATTGATTAAGTTTTTGTATATTGATATATTGATATTTATCATTGAAATAAGTATCTTTTTTTAAAACATTGTATTTTTGTTCAAATGAACTATAATCATTTACTTTAATTTTATTATGTTTTATGATTTGTTGTGTATCTTTTAAATATTGAGTGTTTGTAGTATAATATGAAATCCATTTGGGAACTAATAAAGAATCTTTTAAAATATCATTATATAAGTGAGTCATTTCTAAATCGCTTTCAATAATAGGCTGAATATTTTTGTGTTCTACATATTCTATAGGTAATTTGAAATTTTCCATATATAATATAGTCTAAATTTATTTATATTATCAATACGCATATAAAAAAAAATATATATATTATTTATGTATTATACATATGATGAAATGAACAAAATTTCAATCCAAATGGAACCTTATGTATTACATGAATTGATAAATGAAAAACTAAAAGCCATTAAAAAAGAGCTACATATTCATATTCAGGAACCTTTAAAGAAGACCATTATTCATAAACAAGAAGATTATTGTGGAGTGATATGTAAATGTCTCAATAAACTTAGTGAGAAAAATTATGAAAAATTAAAAAGTGAAATTTTTGAAATGTTGGAATCTATCCAAGAAGAAAAAGACCTGAATATCATTACAAATAAAATATTTTTGATTGCTAGTTCAAATCTTGTTTTATCAAAGTTATTTTCCAAATTATATAAAGAATTAATTGATAAAAATAATCACTTTTTGAATGTGTTTCAAGAACATTTTCAGAAACATTGTGAAATATTGGGAAATATTTTATATGTAAATCCAAATGTGGATTATGATGGATATTGTAATTATGTTAAGCAAATTGATTGTTTAAAATTTAGTCTAGTATTTTTTTCTAATTTATTAAAAGAAAATATTGTCTCAAAAGAAAATATCATTGAGTTATGTTTAAAATTATTATGTTTATTAGAAGGAGAAATGATTCATAAAGAAAAAATGGAATACAAAGAAGAATTATTGCAAAGTTTATTTATATTAATCAAAGAAACCTTTCATTATATACATCATGATGCTGAATTTGAAAATATTAAAAATAAAATATCACAAATACAAAAAAATCCAAATTGTAATCCAAAATTAAGATTTAAATGTATGGATATAAATGAATACATTGAAAAACAATTAAATAAATAATGAATATTTCATTAATGTATAATTGTATATATTGTAATTATACAACAAAAATAAAATCCAACTTAGATCGTCATTGTTTAACGCAAAAACATATTTATAAAAAATCTTTATGTGAAAAAAAACCACTTGTTCAAGAAGAAAATAATCATAAATATTCAAGTTATGTTTATTTTTTTATAGGATTTGCATGTGGTATTACATATTCTAATATAGGACGTATAATAGAATATATAAATATAGAAATAGATAATTATAGTGAACCCATTATTTATTGATTCTATAATAATTCAATACTTGATAACCATCCATAAAATTCCATTTGGCAGAATAATTGTCTAATCTGAAGGACTTATTTGTATTGATATATTTTTTCCATGGAAAAAACTTTAAAGATGGTTCAGAAGCACCATCATAAATATATTCTTTATGGTCTATGGTAATCAAACAACAAAAATGTTTTTTATCTATATCACGTAATAAAACTGAATCTAATTTATAAATAATATTTTTGTCTCCTAATATTTTTTCTTGTTTAGTTTTAATAATATTGGATTCTTCATTTGTTATTTCTACCCATAATACATCTTCGTCATTTGTTATTTTATGATGTTCGCTATTATATTCAAACAATAATTTTCCTGAAGTAAAGTGATGATCCACTTTATTTGATAAGTAATTCAATAAAGATAATTGATATATATAAGGATTTCCATAATCTTTTTTATTAAAAATATATTTTGTTTTTTTGTATTCTTTAGGAATACTTTCGTATATTTTTTCAATAATATCATTTGTATTCATGATATTGGCTAATTCGTTTCCTTGTAAAGTTGCTTCTATGGCAACATTAAATAAAAATAGTGGCGCCTTAATTTTTTTAATATAAGATTTCATTTTTGGAGATTTACCTGTAATCATAAATTGTCTAAAATACTTATTAAATTTTCTACCTTTATCACTTACATAATTGATCATAAATCCTGTATTAAACCAGCAATTATAATAAGATTGTTTTGGACCAATTAATTTATTAACATCAATAATATGATGTTTGGATAAATTATCTAAAAAAAGTTTTTGTGCTTCTTTATTCCAATAAGAAACACATTCTCCATTTTCCAATTTAATTTTCGGATTAATATAATATTTTAATATGGAATCTTTTAATTTATATTGTTCCATATTTAAATTCATACATTGTAATATAGCATTAAAAATATCATATTTAGGACTCATTCTAGATTGAACTAAAACCTCATTTATTTTTGGGCTATATGATTGAATAGGAGACAAAATTTCTTTTTCAGGCATTTTAAGAGGTGTTAATTCTCTTTTTAAATTATCATGTTTGTTTAATACAATTTTACAATCTTTATTGGGGTCCATTTTGTATTTAGATGATAATTTGCAATATTTTTTTTGTGTAAAAACACAACCTTTATAACATTTTTCTCTTGGTCGATTTATACATTTAGAGACACATTTTTTCGTCTTATTCAACATATTATATATATAGTATATAATATTATGACTAGTCAAGAAAATGGTTCCGTTTATTCTGAGTTAAAAGAAACTATGAAATATGAAACAGACTTATTAAAAGTAAGTGAAAATGAATCATGAATCTTCTTATATAAAATACGCATTTATTTGAATGAACAACATTTTGATTTTTGTGTTGCTCTTGGTGATGTGAAACAAGATAAAAAACCTATATTATATAATTATGTTTACATTGTAAAATATAATAAAGATGATAAATGGCAAGTTGTCTCTAAGTTAGGATTATATGAATATTTGGAAACATCTGAACCAAACAATAAACATATGTTAATATTTGATAATTTTATGGATTCTATGAAATTAAGTTCTATGGTTATGGATAAATATGAATACATATCTCAATTGTCTGACATAAGTAAAAGACCGCTGAAAATATTAGAAATATTCCATAGAAATAAAAATAAAAAAGACAAAAAAGATAAAAAACAACAATTATTAGAAAAATATAAAGGACAATCTATTTATGAAAATAGCATTAAATATTATCATTACGTTTATACAAAACTAATTAAAGAAGATGATACTGAATATAGTGATTATGAATCTAAATTTAAAGTAGAAAGATATACAGACGATAAAGTACAATCTATTATGGATGATTATAACTCAAATAGTGATGAAAAAGTATCTTCTATTGAAGATATGTTATCCATTATTTATGTAAAAGATTTTGAATTGCTAGAAAAAATAATCGATTTTAACAATATTGATATTAAAGAGAGTCAACGTCAATTAAATACTATGAATCAAAATATTGAAACTAAGTTTACATTAAATGTGAAAGGCGTTGAAGAAACCAAAGGTTCTGATTCAGATGAAGAATTAGATGAACCTAAATTAAACAATATGAAGAGGGTTCAAGAAACCAAAGATTCTAATAAAGAATTGGGTAAACCTAAATTTAATTTGAGTAATGTGAAAGGAGTTGAAGAAACTAAAGGTTCTGAACCAAATGAAGAAGAAAATGAAGAAGAAAACAATGAAGAAAACAATGAAGAAAACAATGAAGAAAATGATGAACCAAATGAAGAACAAAATGAAGATAAAGAAAACAATCAAGAACCAAATGATGAACAAAATGAAGAAAATGAAGATGAAGAAAATGAAGACGAAGATGAAAAAAATGAAAACTCACAAGAAGGTGTAAGCAAAAGATTAAGTTTCAAAAAAATGACATTAAAAAGATAATCATTCAAGACATTTTTTTTTATTATACATCATTAATTTTATATCATCTTTGATCATGGATAACGTTTCTTCATGTGTTTTATTCATCAAATACTTATTGAACTTTTGTTTTAATTCTTCGTTACCATATTTATCCAACCAATCTTCTAATAACATTTCTTTCATATCATAAAGAGTATCTAATTCATTATTTCTATGTTTTATATTCCAAGTACCATCTTCATAAACCATTATATATTTATCTTTCATATTCGAAATATAAATATTCATATTTTCAGGTTTAGATGGATTAAAGTGTATTTTTTCTATCATATCTTTCACACATGAATTGACTTTTTTTATAGATTGTTCAAAATCTTTATTGGTTAAATGAGACACATCTGTATCTTTATATGATAATAATTGTATATTATTTTGAATATGAGTTGTATGATGTGTAATATGGTTGACTTTTAATTTATCCATTAATTTATCAATTTGTTTTTGTTGTTTTTCATTTTGGTTTTTATGAAATTCTAATTCTTTGTCTTTTTGTTGCATTTGTAAATTCATCAACCGAACCAATTCTTTTAAATCTTCATCATTATTTTTATGACATGAATATTTGATGTGCCGATACATTGATTGGCTGTGTGAAAACCGCTTGTTACAATACTTACAAAAATATTCGCTAAAATGTTGGTTTTGGGCTGTATAAAATGTTGTATTTTGTTGGTTTTGGGCTGTATGTTTTTTTATATGGTTTAAACTTCTTAAATGTCTTGTAAAATTTGACTTCAAATCTGTAGTGTAATTACAATGTTCACAATTAAAAATAGTCATCTACTCTATTTTACACTGAGAAAAAAATATATATTCGGTCAACTAAAAAATATATAATTTATGGTGAATTAAAAATATTCACTCCTAATCGTTTTGGCATCATAAAAAAATCGCTGATGCTGTATGATTTTCATTTTTTTTTGCGAGAGAGAGAGAGACAAACAAAAAATTCAAAAATAAAAATCCCAAAAGTATCTCCGAAAAATAAAAATTTCAATAAAAAAAATAAAATTCCAATAAAAAAATTCCAATAAAAATATTTCCATCAACATAAGTTTTTGAATATATATCAAACATAATGTAAGTGGGTTACATTATGTTTATGATTTTTATGATTTATAACATGTTTATGATATTATATAGTTTATAAGATGTTTATGCTTTTACAGCTTTTTCGAAGTGAGGGCTCATGAATTTTTGTAGATTGAAATAAGTTAGTTCTTCCGAATCCGAAACTTTTAGTAGTTTCTTTAGTTTGGTGTCAGGAAGGATTTTGCGACCATTGTCTTTGTCTTGTAGTTTGTGTAGACGGATGTAAGCAGTCATTTCCTTGGTTACATCAGTGCGAGCCATCATGGAACCTTTGTCTTTTCCTAGAAAAGTAGCTAGTTCATCGCTGATCTTGGTTGGTTTTACAAAACCACTTGGAGCACGTGTACCCTTGTTTTTGTTTTTCTTGGCGTTGATGCGGTCTAGTTGTTTCATTTCTTTGTTGACCGATTTTTCTAGGGTTCTTACATTTACCTTTAGACGAGCTAGAACCGATACTAGTTCATGTAGATCATCGTTGAGAGTCGAAAAGCCAGTGGATAGAGTTGGTTCAGCGCTTACTTCTGGTACTTCAACGTTTTGTGGTGGAGCAACAGGTTCAGTAACAACTGGTTTTGGTTCTTTGGCTTTCTTGTTTACCTTTTTTTCAACAGGTGGTTGTTCAGTTTGTTTTTGCGATTTCTTTGCTTGTTTGGAACTCATTATACATACTAATATTATATCTTTTTATATTGTTTTAACGCATAATATTAATATAATCAATTTTATATAACAGATTGATATAACCATGGTAATGCTTCAGCTACAATTGGATTGACTAAAGTTAAAGTAGTTAATATATAAATTGCACATACACTTTGTTTATCACTATCAATAAGGTTATTATTGATTAAATTATTACATATTTGATAAATATATTGTTTCAAAGTAAAATTTTCAATATAAATATGTCGATTTTGAAATAAGTGAATAGGAATGTTTCTAAAAGGAGTACCATGTGGTGGACATAATTGTGTTCTTTGTGCAAAAGTTAAATCACTCCTATAGAACCATATATCATATATTTCACTTATGAATTTTCTTAAAGAACGATTATTTAATTGAGTAATCCATTCTACATTACTATAATTTCCTAATGAATCTATTTTTTGGAAAATGGAGACAAATTTTTGGTTGATATCATCAATATTTGGACTATTGTCTCGTATAATATGATCATTTTTGTATTTAAAAATAGAATTATATTTTTTACGTTTATTGATAAGTTGTATAAATTCTAAATCAAATTCATTTCTAGTATATGGATTATTATAATTTTTTTTTTCTAATAAAGTAGTAATTGATAATAAATTAAATCCATAAATAAAATTATCTTTATCTTTATAACTTATAAAAAAAAAATAATGAATTTCATTCATTTTCTCAGTAGTTAAAAAGTCTTCAGTATTATTACAAAGTTCACGACGAAATATAGCTGGACCTTGACTATAATTGAATAAATATAATAAATATTTTTTCCATATTTTTTGTATTTTTTTGCAATGATGCGTTTTTTTCATGTGTTCATATAAATCTTTTAATAATTCGTTCTTATTTTTTTTACCTGCTTTAAAATGATAAATTTTTGAAAAGATTTTTAACTCTTTCATAGTATATTTTTTTTTATATAAGTCATCATAATGTTTTATGATTGAAATTTTTCTTTTATCCATTATAGTAAATATTCTTATTTTTTTATATATTACGAAAAATCAATATAACCATTTAAAAAATTGATTTAAAGATTTACACCATATTAATGTATCAATGGCTTCTATGATTACTAACGCTAACGACTTCAAACCCAGTGAAAACATGATTTACACAAAACCCAAGGTAAATAGTGTAGGTGGTAAGAGTGTTGGTATTATTAATTCAATGTCAAAGAAATCTCTATTGCTACAAACTCCTCTTATGATGAATTGGGGTGTCAATGTATATGATAATCCAAATGGAAATAGTTATGACTTTTCACTACAATTTCCACGAGATGAATTTGCCGATGAATCATCTAAGACTTTACTAAAAATGTTGCAAGATTTTGAAGATAAAATCAAAAATGATGCTTCAAAAAATGCTCGTGAATGGTTTGGAAAAGCAACTATGTCTTCTGAAGTGATTGACGCTCTATGGAGTCCAATGCTCAAATATCCAAAAGATCAAGCAACCGGTGAACCTGATAAGACTCGCAGTCCAACACTAAAAGTTAAACTTCCAGTTTGGGAAAATGAATTTAAATTCGAACTATTTGATGTAGAACATAATACACTCATTCCAAATGAAGATAAAAATGGTCCTGATGTATTTATCCAAAAGGGAAGTAATGTGGCATGTATTCTACAATGTGGTGGAATTTGGTTTGCCAATGGTAAATTTGGAGTTACATGGAAACTATACCAAGGAGTAGTTAAACAAGTCGAAACCCTATCTAAGGGACAATGTCATATTAGTGAAGATGTATTAAGGAGTGATTCATCTGAAAGTAGTTCGCCAAAAGCAGCACCAACCACTTATGATAGTGATGGTGAAGAAGAACCAAAACCACAAGAAGAAACACAAGAAGAAAAACATGATGAACCAGAAGATGAACCACAACCTGAACCAGAAAAAAAGACAAAATCTAAAAAATCTAAAAAATAAAACATCAACTTACATGAATAAAAATATTTCCTAATTGAGATACATCATAAATATTATTTTTTATCATTGGAATTCCCTATTTTCTATTTTTTTCATTTTATTTTTATATAATTCTTCATCGTATAAAAATGAAATACTTTTGTTCAATAACTCAATATTGTCTCCTATTTGTTTGGTTTTTATATTTAAATATAAGTGTAAATGATTATTTTCATCTATTGTCATATAATTTTCTAATTTTGGAAATATTTTAATTTTTAATTTTTTTTCTTCAAACAATAATTCATGATGCCATAAAGGTACATATAAATCATATTCATCAATATAATAAAGTTCTTTATTTAACAAATGATGTATAGAGGGATTTAATTCATAAATTTTGTAACTATGAATATGCTTATGCAATGGTTCATAAATATAATTTTTTAAAATATGATATAAGGGATGAATATAATCTTCATCTAAATAAAACAAAGGAGACACTTCATTGATCTCTTTTTGTACATACATATACGCTTCTTTTACTTCAAGAAACAATTCATTATTTTCTTTATTTTTATCAGGATGATATTTCAATAATGCTTTACGATATTTTTCTTTTAAGTTTTTCTCATTTAGTATTTCATTTTTCTGAATATTCAATATAAAATAGGCTCTTGATTTATTCATAATACACTATATATTATGTTTTTAATAACATTAAATATATAACAAAACATTCTAAATGATAAATAGTTCTATAATTATTATTAAACTTTTTCATTATTTCATGACATTCATCCATAATATACTGAATTTGATTATATTGAATGTAATTTTCATTAAATAACTTTTGTATCATATAATAAAAACACTCATGGATGTCTAAATTATGAATCAATAAATTATATAAACATTCACGAATACATAAATAATCTACATTATGTTCCAATATTATATTAACAATTGGTTCGCATAATATTTTATATGTTTTTATATTTTCTTTTTTTTTGTTATGTTTGAGACATTTGATTAAACATTTTTCTTTTATTACATCTGGCAAACATGAAATATTTTTTGTACATAAAATAAATTGTATATAGGGTTTCCTAAAATAAACATAAAATAATTCTAATAATTCATCTTTCATACAATGAATATTGAGACAAAGAATAATGCATTGATTTAATCTTTCTTTGCATATTATATCGATTTGTTGATATAAAGCATAAAAAATGGCTTGTTCATTATTTCCCAATAATTCAAAATCTATTTCAACATGAACATCACTCAATATAAAATAATGCTTTGAATCATTGATATTTATTTCTATTTTTCGTTTGAATTTTAATTGAGATGGACTACACGATTTACATAATTCTAACGCATGTTCATATTTATTCGATGTTTCAGGTCCATATAATAAAATAGATTTTTCTAATAAGGTCATTATTAAATTATTGAATTGATATTTAAATATATATAGTTATAATTATTATTAATATGAATCTATACATATTATTTTATTTATTTGATATAAAAAAAGTATTTTATAACAAAGCAATCGAAAACAAAATCAAATATTATAATCATTTTTATAAATTATTGTATAATGAGTCAAAATATACTATCCAAAGTTTATTATTATGGATACCTAATGATTATATTATTTTAGACCATGATAATTATATTCATATCAATGATCATGGTATGAAAAAAATAATTCAAATAGAAGAAAGTATATTAAATAATATCAATATTGTGTTAAATAAGAAAATAGAATTATCCATATATAATGAATGTTGTAAGAAAAAACATTTATTAGAAAATAATCAATGTAATTTAATATTAAGAATATCAGGAATTTGGGAGTCGTATGATAAAATAGGTATTACTTACAAATTTATTCTGCAATAGTATCTTTATCTACCATAAAATTATCTAAAATGATTTGTTGTATGGAGACAATGATTAAAGCAAAAAAACCAATGATATATAATATAAAACTATATTCATTCGCGATTTTAGGAATTAATTTTAATCTTTCTGAAATAAAAAATAAAATAAAGAAAAATATAATAATATTGACAAAATAATTCCAATTTGTATAAGTATAAGGAACAGTTCCTTTATTAATACGTTCGCTATATTTAAATGATATACTTGTTTGCCATAATAATAATACGATGAAAATGAATAATGGTATTAATTTACCCATATCATTTTGATCCAGAGCCACATATGATATCAATGAAAATATAATAATAATATTACTCCATATATCAATATTGGCACTACCAGTTGAACCATCTTCACTTGTAATCATAGGTCCTAACAATAATTTCAATAATAATCCTATACAACAAAATGTAATCATAATTGTTTTTGGATATGATTCATGTGATACTTCTAATTTTTCACTATTCATTACATTATAAAGCTATAATTTTTTTGAATATAGTCTTTTAAATCATCTATATTACGACTTTCTATGTTTAATGGATAAAATTTTGGTTTTTTCATTTGTTTTGTCTTATAATAAATGTATTCACCTCTATGACTTTTTCGTATTGAAATATTTGAATTGATAACAATAAAATCATTATGTTGACAAATTGAATCTAAATAGTCTTTTGGAAATTCTTGTTGTTCTATGTATGATTCTATTTTATCATAATGGTCCCATGACAATAAAGAACTATTTTTTTTATTGTATTCCAAATAATATCCAAATTGTCCTTTTTTTATCACAACTGGTTTCTTATTATATAAACCACAATGTAAGCTTTCTTGTTTTGGTTTAATTTCAACAATGTTTACTTCTTTGTCTACTTCTTCTTTAAATTGTTTAAATATTGGTTTCCAATTTTCATTCTTGTGTTCTATTTCATCTAAAATGGTTTCCATTTTAGACGTATAGTTATAATTAAACAAATGCTCATAATATTTATAGCAAAATTCAATTACTTTTTTACCATTGTCACTAATATATAATTTATTTTTTTCTTCATAAGTATAATTGTCTTTTTTTTCACAAGTAATAATATTATTTTTTAATTTTATTTCATGTATGTTTATTGGTTTTGATTGAATGTTTCCTTTTTTACATAATGTTTATCCAATAATTTAGATAAAATTGTGGCATAAGTAGATGGACGACCAATGTTTTCTTTTTTTAATTTTTGTATCAATTGGGATTCACAATAATGATATTTTGGATTAGATAATTGTTCTTTTGCTTCAATCATTTGATGATGTATTTGTCTCAATTGTGTCAAATATAACTCTAAAGAATTATCTTGTTTTTCTTTTAATGTTTTTCTCCAACCATGAAATATAATATGATTTTCATTATAAATAAACTCATAATCCATCGGTGCTTTCATTTTAAATGTCTTCTTAAGTTTTTCACAATCACTCATAGATGATTGTAACGTATGATGATAAATCAAGTCATACAATTTATTGATGTAATTATTTTCAAATGATGTTTCTTTTATAGTTAAATCAGTGACACGAATGCCTTCATGTGCTTTTTTTTCTTTAGATATAATGGGTTCTACATAAGATTCACCATAATGTTTATGTATATATTGTTCTAGCAAGTGCTTGAAATCATCATTGTAATGTTCGCAATCACTACGCATATAAGTGATTAATCCATTTTCATATAATATTTGTGCACAATCCATCGTTTGTTTGGGACTCATATGCAATAATTGATGTGATTTTTGTTGTAATGTATTGGTAATTAATATATTAGGTCTTTTTTCAATATATTTTTTTGTCTCAATAGGTTCTAATTTAAATTCAAATGATTTACATAATTCTAAAAAAGATTCACTTGTTTTAAAATCTAAATATTGAGACAAATGAAATATAATTTCTTTAGAAGTAAATGTTCCTGTAATCTTAAAGTGTGTTTCAGTACTTTGTTCATCAAATTCTTTTTCTTTTTCATATAACATATGCAACGCTGGAGTTTGACAGCGACCAGCACTTAATTTATTCAATATATATCTCCATAATAAAGGTGATATAGTGAATCCAATATATAAATCTAATAATTGACGTGTTTGTTGACTATATATCCGTTGAATATTCAAATAAGTTGGATGTTGTATGGCGTGTTGTAACGCATGTTTTGTGATTTCACTAAACAATATACGTGGAGTTTTTTCCACACTTAATTTACATTGTTGACAAATATGCCAACCAATTGCTTCACCTTCTCGATCATCATCTGTTGCAATAATGACTCCTTTACTTTGTTTGATTTCTTTTTTTAACATGGAAACAATTTTAGGTTTATCTACTTTATAATGAATATCATAAGTTTCTTCATTAAATTGATCTAATGAAGAAAAAGATGTTATATGACCACACGACGCAACCACTTTATAGTCACTTCCTAAATAATCTTCTATTTTTTTGCATTTAGAAGGCGATTCTACAATGACTAGTGTCTTCATTGAGTTTTATGTTTATTTTTTTTTGAATCAATTTTATAGAGTTTAATTTGACATATTATTTTTTTCTTTCATATAGTCTAGAAAAGTTAAGTCTTTATTGATTTCTCTAAAGTTGGAACTTGGACTATCTTCCAATTTCTTATCAATGTATATTTTCTTTAATAATACACCAATTTCATAAGAAGCTTCATGTTGGTCATGTGTTCCATTTTCAATTGATTCTAAAACATCTAAAAAACGATATAATATTTTAACATCTAAATTATCTTTCAATAACTTATTGTAAATCATCGTATAATTTTGAAATAAAAAGAAACATTTAGATTGTAACGCATGATCTAAAGTTTTAAAGTCATTGGTTTTCATTTTTGATTTTGTTTGTTGTATGATTTTAACATTTTCACGTATTTTAGAACTATGTTTTAATTCTCTGATTTCACATGTGTGATTTTCACATTCACTTTGTTGAATCATTTCTTGTAATTTAAGTCGTTGGTTGTGATCCATTATATTACAATACTTTTTATATTTAAATATTATAAATGGATAATATATTTAAATCAATACATAGCTTCAATTACAACGATAAAATAAAATATACGAGTTTACCTTTTTGTGGAGGTAAAAAATCTAGAAAAAAAATAAAAAAGAAACATAGGAAAACAAAACATATAAAAAGAAAAAATAAAACCTATAAATGAATATAGTTTTAATTGGGGGGTGTAATTGGTTTGGAAGAGATTTGATTCATAAATTATTAAATGAGAAAATAAACTTTCATATTACGTGGTTAGATAATTTATCATCTGAATTATCTAGTCGTGATATTATGTTTGAATTTGAATATTTAAAAGGAGATTGTTTTGATTTCAAATATGGTGATGTGAGAGATTATAATTTCCTAAATTTAAATATTCAAAGTAATAGCATTATTATTTATAATATATGGAATCAACCGGATAGTATCATAGGTATGACACATATAGGTGATATTATAAAACACAAAACTATTCAAAAAATCATATATACTACAAATCCATTGTTGTGTCTTGATTTTGAATGTCTCATTAAAAAAAAACAAATGAAACATATGATTGGTATAATATATGATGGAGAAATAATTGGAGACTATGATATTTTTAATAAACGAGACAAAATAAAAACCATTGATTATTATAAAGAAATTGGAAATAATGTCATCTTGAATTTAGATTTTAATTATTTTCACATGAAAGATGCCATATGTTTTATTTATTTTTTCTTACTTCAGTCACGTGATGACGAAAATATGATAATTAGCCAACCCACTAAAAATTATCTATATGATATATAATGAACCCTAAAGATTTAACTTCTTCAAATGAATCTCGTTTTTCCATGATGAGACAAATTTTTAATTCAAAATCATCTTCTTCATTACAAAATAGTTTTCAAGATTCATCTTCTTATATTGAACATAAGAAAATGATAGCAACTGGAAAACAATCACTCAAATCAAATGTGCGTTATTTTACGCAAGACAACAAACGTGAAGTATCTAAAGCAAAACAATTATTGCGTTCACGTGGAAGTGGAGTTCCTAAAAAGATGCTCCCTTAATTTATTTTTTTTTAGACGTTTTGTTTTTTTTGGTTTTTGGTGCTTTTTTTACAAAACCGAATTTACCTTTTTTGGCAAAAAATCCATGTTTTTCTAAACGTTTTTCTTTTTTAGCTGTCATATGTTTTTTACGAGATACAATTTCACCCCATTTGTTTTTAATTAAATCTTTTTTCAATAAACCACCACTTGTTTTCTTAGCTGTACCATGAAATACTTCTGCTCTTGAACCAAATGTTCTTTGAAAAGGCATATATATTAATACAATAAAAAAATTACATTGAATTCTTTTTTTTCAATAAATATCTTTCATATGAATTGTGTTTTCCATTTGAACTAATTACATTGCAAGTTGATTTTTTATTATTTAAGTATAAGCTAGAATCAATACTCTTAAATGGTTGATTATTTATGAAAAGAGTTCCACTATTATAAAATGAAGCTACATCGCATGTGTTACTGGTTGTATTACAATCAGTAGAATATTGAAGTAGGTTTTCTCCACCCATATAGTTATGATAATAACAATAAACACTTACTTCATTAAAATCACCTGCAATATTTACATCTACATCTCCATAATAGAAATCATAAGTTCCATCACTAGTTGTTCCTGTTAATGTTTTTGTTGAAAGAGTTAAGTTACCAGACATATCATTAATATGATTTGTACATTGATAATATATATTTGAATCTTGTTCAGATTGAATAGTAAATAATAATTGTTCACCATTTTGACTGATAGCACTAGTATAACTATTATTATGATAAATGCGAAATGGATGCGAAGTAAATTCACCACTTGCTTCAAAAATATAGGTCTTATTGCGCATAAATAAAAAGTCGTTTAATATATCTATTTCTCCTGTAGATGTTGCAAATTTATAATAACCATCATCATATATACCTGGACTATATACATATATAGTAATTGGAGTAATATTATTTGGACTATATGTAATAGAATTACTTACATCATTATTTAAAATTGCCATTGGATGTGATTCTGAAATATTCTTTAAAGTATAAGTTCCATTATATAATCCATAAGTTCTACTTGAATTATAAGTTGTTTCACCATTAAAAGTATAATAATAATTAGAACCATTTGAGACAATATTGGATACAGATTCTGTAGTCAAACACAATAAAGAACTCATATATATTAATTATATATTTTAATGCGTGATATAAATTCTCTTATTTTAGACTTTACATCATTTGATATATTATTAGAACGCAATAATACGGCAATTTGGTTTGAATAAGATACATAATTACAATTAGTAATTAATTTTGTATTTGAATAAAAATTATGGGTAAATATAGTATCATATATATTTTGACGATTACTATTATGATAAGAAGTTCTTTTTCTATTTTTTATCATTTGCGATTGTAACATTTTTTTAGAAATTGTAGATGTTTTAGTTGTTGGATTTACTGTAGTATTATTTAATCTCTTACAATCATTACATTTTACATTTGAATTCCAATTAATTAATTCTACAAAATCTATATTTGTATTGGCAAACATATTGGTAGTATCTTGACCACTTAGTGATATAACAAATATTCCTGGCATCTATATTATTAATCAATAATATATTGATTAAATATTTCCCAATTTGACTCAATATAACCTTGTGTTAAATTACTTGCTGTAATTGATATCGCACCATTAAACATATTTGTTAAAATACAATTATTTAATTTCCATTTATATAAATCTTTTGAAAAAGCAGTTGCATTCATAAACATACCACTTGCGTCAATTAATTTAGTTGTATCCCAATGATTGATTTCAACATTAAAATTAGGATTATTTCTAAATAATTCTCTCATAGATGTCACATTGGATACATTCCAATTAGATATTACAGAATTATTAAAACTAGAATCATTGAATAAGTAATCCATATTAGTGATTTCACTTGTATCTATATTTTCAATAGAAACATGTTTTTCTGAATATAGAGAATTATTATACATAAACTCTCTCATAGTTTGATAAATAGAATTATTACCCACATTTCCAATTACATATTGATATTCTAAATTAGATGTATTTTTAAAAACATCATTGGTAGATATTTCTTGTTTAGTCATTAAAATTTCATTATTAGAAAATTCAAAACTCATATCATAAGTTTGTTGCCAATTATAAAATGATTGATTTAAAGAAGATGCATTTTCAAACATTGAATTCATGGAAGTAACTTGACCTATATCCCAATTGCCTACATAATAATTATAAGAACTTGCATCTTTAAACATTGAATTCATTGAAGACACATTGGATACATTCCAATTAGTTATATTTTGATTAAATGCTATAGCATTTTGAAACATTGAATTCATCGAAGATACATTGGATACAATCCATGATGCTAATATTTGATTAAAAGATATAGCATCTTGAAACATTGAATTCATTGAAGACACATTGGATACATCCCAATTTTCTAGTGGATAATTGTATTGAGTAGCACCATAAAATAATTCATCCATTGAACTAATATTATATATTTTCCAATTACTTATGTTTTGATTAAACATAATCGCATCTTTAAACATACCATTTATAGTTTCCACTTTTGATATATTCCATACACTTATATCTTGATTAAATAAAATGGCATTTTCAAACATATTATTCATAGTAGTAACATAAGATACATTCCAACCAGTTATATCAAAGTTGAAATGATTATTATAATTTTTAAATAAACCACTCATATCTGTTATATTTTCAGTATTCCATAAACTTATTTTTATATAATCAAGTAAAGCGTTATCATAAGATATATCAAATTCTCTAACTGCCTCATATATTGAATCATTTGTTACAATACCATTTATGGTAGATATTTCTAAAGAAGTTGCGTCTTTAAACATATTAATAGTTGTTATATTAGGAATATTACATATAATTTCACCATTATTTTCATTAAAACTTATATTATATTTATTTATCCAATTTAAGAAAGAACGATTAAATTTTGATGCTCCTTCAAACATGGAATTCATAGATGTAACGTTGTATATATCCCATATAGAAATACGTTGATTATATTCAGAAGCATTTTTAAACATATTTTCCATTGAAGTTACATTTGACATATTCCAATTAAATATATAACCGTTGAAAGTTGTATCCATAAATAAACCACTCATATCTGTTATTTTGCTTGTATCTAATTCATTAATTGGACGATATAATTTAATATAGAAATTATCATAATAATTAATATATAAATCCATTGCTTCTTTGATATTATGTTGTAAAACATTTCCATTTAATGTATAAAACTCTAAACTATCACAATTTTGAAACATATAGTCGGTTGAAACATTTTCTTTTGCTCCTCTTATTAAATTATCAATTTCTATATTAACTAAATTATCACTTTCAATGAAAATAATATTATGACATACATCCCATAAATATAATGATTGATTAAATAATAATGAACCTTCAAACATATAATCCATAGAAGTTACATTAGATACATTCCAATTATAGAGTGGTTGATTAAAATTTTGATTATTTCTAAAAGTGGAATTCATAGATCTAACATTAGATGTATTCCAATTGTTTAAGTTTCTATTAAATATATTACAATTTTTAAACATATAATCCATATTTGTCACATTAGTTGTATTCCACATAGATATATCATAATTAAATCCAGAATAATCTTCAAATAAATTTTTCATATTAGTAACAAGTGATGTTTCCCATAATTCAATATCATTGACGATTAATTTAGCTTGTTGTATATCTTCCATATATTGTTCTACTAGTGAATATATATTAGTATCATCTAATATTATTCCAATTATTATAATATATTCAGCTGATAATGCACCTAAAAACATATTATTTATATTAACATTATTTATTGTATAAGATAAATCTTGTAAAACAATATCATCACGATTTGTAATAGTTCCAATATCTATATCAAAAGTATAATTTGATTTCCAATAATATAGTGAACGATTAAATGTAATAGCATCTTTAAACATAAAATCCATATAATAAACATTATTTACATTCCAATCAACTATATCTTTGTTAAATGAACTTGCACTTTCAAACATTGAAGTCATATGTACTACATTAGCTGTATCCCAATTATTTATATATTCATTGAAAGAAGAAGCACCATAAAACATAGAATTCATATAAATAACACTTGTTGTATTCCAATTAGATAAAATACTATTAAATAAAATTGTATTTTTAAACATTTTTGACATATTTGTCACTTTATCTACATCCCATAAATTTAATTCTTGATTAAAACCAGATGCATCTTCAAAAAATGATTCCATGGATATAACATTAGATACATTCCAATTTTGAATTGAATTATTAAAATTATGAGCACCCTTAAAGATTGAATCCATAGAAGTTACATTAAATGTATTCCAACCACTTATATCTTGGTTAAATGAACTTGCATTTTCAAACATTGACACCATAGAAGTCACATTAGATGTATTCCAACTACCTATATTTTCATTAAATGTTGTAAAATCCTTAAATAATGACTCCATTGTAGTAATATTAATTGTATTCCAATTTGTTATTGGTATATAATAATTATTATATTCATCTGAATCACTTTGTAATAATGAAACAGCATAATATATATCTTCATTTGTAACTAATCCGAATAATGTTTCATATTGCAATGATGTACAACCTTCAAATAAATTATTTACATTGATAGAAGATGATACATCAAATGGATAAGACTCATTTGAAAAATCAAATACATTACTCCAATTATATAGTGATTGATTAAAAGAAGATGCATTATAAAACATTCCACAAATATCAATAACAGATGATAAATTCCATTTACCAATAGGTTGATTAAAAGAAGAAGCACCATAAAACATTTCACTCATCGATATAACATTAGATACATTCCAATTATTTATATTTTCATTGAAATCATGATAATCTTTAAATAAATTTTCCATAGTAGTGATATGTGCAACATCCCATTCATTAATTGGTCCATATATTGCTAATGCATTATAATAATTGTATCTCCATTCATATATTGCATCATAAATATTGGTAATACTATAATAAGTAGTATTATAGATAGCCATAAATGGTTTTCTATCATCATAATTATAATCTACTTTAGTTACTGGATAGTCCCATTGTAATTCAAATTGGTCTAGATTATTATTGGATATGTCGATACTATAATTTTCATTAGATAAATCTAATTCAGATATATATTTTAAAGCATAATTTACATTGGTAAAGTCAATTACTACATCAGGCATAGGTGTTTCAACAACAGGACTATCATTTGATATTCCATATAAATGAATTGAATTTTCAATTGTATAAATTCCAAGATTTGGTACTTCATTAGTTATTAATTCTTTAATAAATATATTTCTTATTTCGAGATTATCATATATAAGACTTGTTGCTCCATATAACATATTACTTACATCAATCGTATCAGAAGATGCTATTATTGGTGTACCATCTATATATGATATATTATTACTCCAATTATATAGTGATTGATTAAAAGAAGATGCATTATAAAACATAGAATTCATTGTTGTCACATTATCTACATTCCATATATCAATGTATTGATTAAAAGAAAATGTATTATAAAACATTCCAGACATATCAGTCACATTAGATACATTCCAACTACCTATATTTTTATTAAATGTTGTAAAATCTTTAAATAAACTATTCATTGATGTAATAGCACTTGTATTCCAATCACCAATAGGTTTATAATATAAAGCATATTCATTTGCACTTGATTCCAATAGATTCACAGCGCTTTGTATATTATCATTGGATACATCACCTGTTAATATATAATATTGAAGTGATGTTGCCCCTTCAAATAAGTTATTCACATCAATATGTGAAAACACGTCAAATGGATAAGATTCATTGGAAAAGTCAAATACGTTGGTCCAATTGTATAACGATTGATTAAGTGAAGACGCATTATAAAACATTCCAGACATATCAGTGACACTAGATACATTCCATTTACCAATTGGTTGATTAAATGATGTTGCTCCTTGAAACATAGATTCCATAGATGTTACTAATGATGTATTCCAAGTACTTATATCTTGATTAAATGATGAATCTTGAAACATAGAACTCATAGAAGTTACATTAGATACATTCCAATTAGTTATATCTTCATTGAATGTTGTAAAATCTTTAAATAAACTATTCATTGATGTAATAGCACTTGTATTCCAATCACCAATAGGTTTATAATATAAAGCATATTCATTTGCACTTGATTCCAATAGATTCACAGCGCTTTGTATATTATCATTGGATACATCACCTGTTAATATATAATATTGAAGTGATGTTGCCCCTTCAAATAAGTTATTCACATCAATCTGTGAAGACACGTCAAATGGATAAGATTCATTGGAAAAGTCAAATACGTTGGTCCAATTGTATAACGATTGATTAAGTGAAGACGCATTATAAAACATTCCAGACATATCAGTGACACTAGATACATTCCATTTACCAATTGGTTGATTAAATGATGTTGCTCCTTGAAACATATGACTCATAATTTCTACCTTAGCTACATCCCAATTACCTATATCTTTATTGAATGATGTTGCTCCTTGAAACATATGACTCATAATTTCTACCTTAGCTACATCCCAATTTCCTATATATTGATTAAATGATGAATCTTGAAACATAGATTCCATAGACGTTACTAATGATGTATTCCAATTACTTATATCTTCATTGAATGTTGTAAAATCTTTAAATAAACTATTCATGGATGTAATAGCACTTGTATTCCAATCACCAATAGGTTTATAATATAAAGCATATTCATTTGCACTTGATTCCAATAGATTCACAGCGCTTTGTATATTATCATTGGATACATCACCTGTTAATATATAATATTGAAGTGATGTTGCCCCTTCAAATAAGTTATTCACATCAATCTGTGAAGACACGTCAAATGGATAAGATTCATTGGAAAAGTCAAATACGTTGGTCCAATTGTATAACGATTGATTAAGTGAAGACGCATTATAAAACATTCCAGACATATCAGTGACACTAGATACATTCCATTTACCAATTGGTTGATTAAATGATGTTGCTCCTTGAAACATAGATTCCATAGAAGTTACACTAGCTACATTCCAAGTACCTATATCTACAATATAAGGAGAATCCACAGATTTAATATTACTGGTACTATCACTATCTACAAAATTAGAATAGGCACTTATAAGTGGAAAGTCAAATCTGTAAGTATATGCAGTTGTATCTATTGGAATGGTTAATAATGATTTATCAAATGTTACATTTGAAAATGATGTTGTATCATAATAAAAATCTATTTGATAACCATTTATCCTTCCATTCAGGGCGTCTGTCGTCGACGACGTCTGTTTTCTATTATATAAAACAATACTTTGTATTTCATGTATAAGAAAATCTTTTTTGATTGGAATATATAATGCAATATAAGTACCACTTGAATGAACCTCATAATTATTACTATCGCTACTTATAAAATTATTTGCGATATTGCCTGCTTTCAAATTTCCCAATGGATATATCACTTTAGTCCAATCTATAAATTCTATGACATCTCCTATATTTCCTGTTCCGTTTGAGTTCTGATCTGTATTATCATGTAAAATATTTTCACCATTTATCCATACTTGTAATTCTCTTAAATTTATAGGTTCAGTAGTTTTACTAGTACTAATAACAATAATATTAAAATATCTACTAAATAATGTATTAATAAGTGATTGATTGAATGATGTTGCTCCTTGAAACATAGATTCCATAGATGTTACTAATGATGTATTCCAATTACTTATATCTTCATTGAATGTTGTAAAATCTTTAAATAAACTATTCATGGATGTAATAGCACTTGTATTCCATTGAGTGATTGGTTTATAATATAAAGCATATTCATTGGCACTTGATTCTAATAAATCCACAGCATCATATATATTATCATTAGATACATCACCTGTTAATATATAATATTGGAGTGATGTTGCTCCTTCAAATAAGTTATTCGCATCAATCTGTGAAGACACATCAAATGGATAAGATTCATTGGAAAAATCAAATACATTAGACCAATTGTATAATGATTGATTAAAACTAGACGCATTATAAAACATTCCAGACATATCAGTAACACTAGATACATTCCATTTACCAATTGGTTGGTTAAAACTAGAAGAATTAGAATTAGCAAACATAAGATTAAAATCTATTACACTAGATACATTCCATCCACTTATGTCTTGATTAAAATCAGGGTTATTCTCAAAAAGTGATTTCATACTAGTTACATTAGCTACATCCCAAGTTCCTATATATTGATTAAATGAAGAATCTTGAAACATAGATTCCATAGTAGTTACCTTAGCTACATCCCAACCACTTATATCTTGATTAAAATCAGGGTTATTCTCAAAAAGTGATTTCATACTAGTTACATTAGCTACATCCCAAGTTCCTATATATTGATTAAATGAAGAATCTTGAAACATAGATTCCATAGTAGTTACCTTAGCTACATCCCAACCACTTATATCTTGATTAAATGATGAAGCATTATTAAACATATGACTCATATTTTCTACATTAGCTACATCCCAAGTTCCTATATATTGATTAAATGAAGAATCTTTAAACATAGATTCCATAGTAGTTACCTTAGCTACATCCCAACCACTTATATCTTGATTAAATGATGAAGCATTATTAAACATATGACTCATATTTTCTACATTAGCTACATCCCAAGTTCCTATATATTGATTAAATGAAGAATCTTGAAACATAGATTCCATAGTAGTTACCTTAGCTACATTCCAACCACTTATATCTTGATTAAATGAATTATTTTGAAATAAACCACTCATATCTGTAACACTACTCACATCCCAAGTAGATATATGTCCGTATGTAATTTCTGCATAGGTTGGATCAGTTGTCCAGTCGCTAAGTGCTGTATCTATATTATCGTTTGTGATTGGAGTGATTTCTTCTTCTTGTAAATATCCCATACCAGAGACAAGAGATACATTGGATAAATCAGTAGTGGAATCTAATTTAAATGATTCAAAAGTGTCTTGTTCACCTGTAGTTCCATTTGATAATTCACCTGATTCATTATATCCCAAACCATATAATTTATTATTTTCATCTAAAATTACTATAGACTTATAATTTACGCTAACTATTTTTTTTATTGATATTCCTGAAGGAATAGTCATTGGCTTAAAAGTTGTACTATCATAATCACCAACATATAAACTATCACTACTTGAGGTTAATCTTCCTGAATAATAGATTTTACCAACACCATTTACGACAATATGTATACATGTCCAAAACCTACCTGAACCTATATATTTAATTTGAATTTCATCATTATCATTAATATCGTCTATGGTTATTTTATTAAAATTATATAACCATTCATTAGAACCATTAGAACGTCCAATTGAACCATTTCTATACCTACCACAAGAATATATATTATTAAATGTATCTACATAAAAAGACCAACCATATATTGAGAGATGGAATTTTTTTGGAATATATGTACCTGTATCGACCAACGCAAAATTATCCGATGTATAACTTGTTGTGTTACCTATACCTAATTTCCCAAACCCGTTACTACCATATGTATATAATTTGTTATTAAATATGAAACCTGTTGAATTTCCGATAAAAAGATTATTAATAAAATCTGGTACAACATCTGGGTTAGCATTTAACAAAGTCTTTATAGGATTATCTTCACTCGAAATATCTATAAATGTTTCTTGAGGAGAACTTGGTAAACTATAAAAAGAAAAATAATTTCTATTTCCACAGAACCATATTGAATTATCATTCATAATCATAATTGTTGACCAATTATTACCATCGCCAATTGGGGTTATTCTAACCGGATATATAGTATCCCCCCAAGTTGAAGTCACTTCTCTTAATTCTTTTATAGGTGATTCCGTATCACCTAAACCTAATTGACCCTGATCATTTCTACCACATCCCCATAAGCTATTATCCGAAAAAATAACAAACATATGATTAGTACATTCAGATATAAATATAGGTGTTCTATCACCCCAAGTTTTATTTATTTCTGTAAGATAGGATTGGTCAGTAGTACTATTGATTCCCAACTGTCCGTAATCATTAAGACCACAACCGAACAATTTATTGTCGTTCGTCATTAAAACAATACTCCTTGTTCCTGATTCCTCATCCAATAAATATTCATAATATTGTATATGTGAATTGAAATAAATGTCTTCAATGTCTTCACTGGTTGACTCTAAAATGAAATCCCCTCCATATTTTAAATTACCGGTTTCATTGTCGGAAGCACCAATAATCGCATACTCGTTTAACGAAGACACAAATGATACCCATTGTTCATCTTGTAATACATTACATGCCAGAAAATCCATATTTTTTACTTGGAATGTTTGAATGAGTTCTATGAGAAAATCTTTATGGTTAAAAAAAGACTGGTTTTCTAGAAATAAGTCGTCTTTGTAATCAACGAAACCAATGCGGTGAATGACACTAAATTGTTCATGTAATAAAGTTAATAATTCTTCTTTATTACCTGTTTCATTATACACAATATAAAATGTATCATCATTAACAGAATTTACAAATACTTCATATTCTAATACTATATCATCTATAAATAATACATTTTTTGTATTGGACTTATCAATATATGTAAACGTGTCACTCATTATTAAATTAAATAAATATTAAATTTACATAGTTCATTTTTAAAAATTGATTTAGAAATATATTTTGAATTAAAACTAAAATGGCTTCTCTTGAAAACCAATACCAAAAGAAAACTGATAAAGAACATATTTTGGATAATCCAGATACTTATATTGGTTCCTATTGAAAATGTAGAAGGTCCAATGTATATTCTTGAAAATAAGAAAATCATTTCAAAGAATATAGATTATAATCCTGGATTGTTTAAATTATTTGATGAAGGTATTGTAAATTGTCGTGATCATGTTATTCGTATGATGCAAAAGAAAGAAGAAGATGAAGATGTACAACTAGTGAATCAAATTCATATTGAAATAAAAGATGATAAAATTACATTGATGAATAATGGTGAAGGTATTGATGTAGAAAAACATCCTACTTATGATATTTGGATTCCAGAAATGATTTTTGGTCATTTACGAACATCTACCAATTACGACAAAAACCAAGAAAAAATTACAGGAGGTAAAAATGGTTTCGGGTTTAAATTGGTATTGATTTGGTCTACTTATGGTTATATTGAAACAATTGATTCTAAACGTAAATTAAAATATAGTCAAAAATTTGAAAATAATTTGGGTGTGATTCATAAACCTTCTATTAGTAAATGCTCTAAAAAGCCTTATACAAAAGTTGAATTTATACCTGATTATAAACGTCTTGGGTTGCAAGGATTATCACAACATATGGTTGCTTTATTCCAAAGACGTGTATATGATATTGCTGGCATTACTTCTAAAGAAGTGAAAGTCAAATTAAATGATGAAAATCTAGAAGTAAAAGATTTTAATCATTATGTAAAAATGTATAATGATTTGGATAAAGTGTCTGAACAACCTAGCGAACGATGGAATTATAGTGTTTGTTTAAGTGATGAATTCAAACAAGTTTCTTTTGTCAATGGTATATTTACATCAAAAGGTGGTAAACATGTAGATTATATTGTTCAACAAATTGTCAAAAAAATGATTGCTTATATTGAAAAAAAGAAGAAAATCGAAGTAAAACCTTCTATTATTCGTGAACAAATACATATTTTTCTAAATTGTACTATTGTAAATCCATCTTTTGATAGTCAAACAAAAGATTATTTAAATACACCTCAAAGTAAATTTGGTTCATCATGTGTAGTAAGTGATAAGTTCATCGAGAAATTGGCTAAATCAGGATTATTAGAAAATTCGTGTGAATTAAGTCAAATCAAGGAAAAAAATAATTCAAAGAAAAGTGATGGCAATAAAAATAAGACTATTCGGGGTATTCCAAAATTAGTGGATGCAAATTATGCTGGAACTAAAGATTCAAAATTATGTACATTGATTTTATGTGAAGGAGATTCAGCCAAAGCAGGGATTTTATCAGGATTAACGCCAAGTGATCGTAATATTATTGGAGTTTATCCGATGAAAGGAAAAGTATTGAACGTGCGTGGAGAAGCAACAAAGAAAATCAATGAAAATAAAGAAATCATTGAAATCAAGAAAATCATGGGTTTAGAATCCAATAAAACATACAAAGATACCAATGAATTAAGATATAATAAAATTATCTTTATGACAGACCAAGACTTAGATGGTAGTCATATTAAAGGATTATGTATTAATTTATTTGAATATTTATGGCCTTCATTATTAGAAATTGAAGGATTTCTAGGATTTATGAATACTCCTATTTTGAAAGCAACAAAATCAAGTAAAAGTATATCGTTTTATAATGAACAAGAATATCAATCATGGAAACAAGAAAATAATGAAGGAAAAGGATGGAACATTAAATATTATAAAGGTTTAGGTACAAGTACTGGCAAAGAATTTAAAGAATATTTTAAAGAGAAAAAAACGATGAATTTATATTTAAAAGAAAAAGATAAAGAAGAAATCGATATGGTATTCAATAAAAAACGTTCTGAACACAGAAAACAATGGCTACAAAATTACGAGCGTAATCATTGTTTGAATATGATGGAAGAAAAAATTCCATTGAGTGATTTTATCCACAAAGAAATGATTCATTTTTCGAAATATGATTGCGATCGTTCAATTCCAAATATGATGGATGGATTAAAAGTATCTCAACGAAAAATCTTATATGGAGCATTCAAGAAAAATTTAGTCAGTGAAATTAAAGTAGCCCAATTAAGTGGATACATTTCCGAACATTCTGGATATCATCATGGAGAAGCCAGTTTAAATGGTGCGATTGTAAATATGGCACAAAATTTTGTAGGTTCAAATAATATTAACTTATTTAATCCAAATGGACAATTTGGAACACGCCTCCAAGGTGGAAAAGATAGTGCTTCAGAAAGGTATATTTTTACAAATTTAAATGTATTAACTAAACATATATTTCAAAAAAGCGATGAAAATATATTACATTATTTGGATGATGATGGACACATGGTTGAACCGACTTATTATTTGCCTATTATTCCAATGATTTTAGTCAATGGTGCCAAAGGTATTGGTACTGGCTTTAGTACAGATATTCCATGTTTTAATCCAAAACAATTGATTGATTATATTTTGAAAAAAATGAAAAATCATTCGCATATTGAAGATTTTATTCCATATTATGAAGGATTCAAAGGAACTATTGAACAAGTTGATTCTCATAAATTTATCACAAAAGGAGTATATAAAATTCAAAAAACGAAAGTCATCATTAGTGAGTTACCTATTGGATTATGGAATGAAGATTATTTACAATATCTTGAAAAATGTATCCAAGACAATGTATTAAAAGATTACAAAGACCAATCCACCGATAAAGAAGTGTATTTTGAATTAATGTTAAAAAAAGAAATGGATGAAGATGAAATCATAAAAATGTTTAAATTAACTACTACATTATCCACTACTAATATGAATCTATTTGATTATGATGATAAATTAAAACATTATGATAAAGTACATGAAATATGCGATGATTTTATGGATAAACGATTAGACTATTATGAAAAGCGTCGATTGTATTTGATTGAATTATATGAAAAAGAAAAAATCATTTTAGAAAATAAATACAATTATATTAGAGAAATCTTAAATGATACATTGGATCTTCGTAAAAAATCTTCTTCCCAAATCAATGAATTGTTAGAATCCAAACATTATATTAAACAAAATGATTCATATAATTATTTAATTAAAATGACTATGGATAGCGTATGTGAAGAAAATGTAAAATCATTGAAAAATCAATTTGATGAGAAAAATAAACAATTGGAAGAAATCAAAAACATGAATAATCATTCTATGTGGGAAAAAGAGCTGGCTTCATTAAAAAAAGTTCTTTAATTCAAGTGTATTATCATTATGTAAATATTGTGGTCTTTCCATTGGTTTATGCATTGTAGAAGCATCTTTCTTGTATTGTAAATAACCCACTATTTCACCATAAATATTAGGAGCGCAATAATTGACTACCATTTCATTAAGTTTTTCAACTTGTTCTTTTATATTAGTTAAACCAAATTCAGAATATTGTAGAAAAAAACTTCGCATAATTACTTTTAATGTATCTATATTTTGGTCATCAATCACATATTTTTTATCAGAAATATTATATACTTCTTTTTTGATAGATAAGTGTACATTTTGTATATTTTCTTTACTAAAATAAGTATTGCTTAATTCGCTTGGTTGAAACATATATTTAGTTGCATTATAATAATTTGTCTTATCATCATTAGGGACTTTTTCTTTTAAGAAAAAAGGAGTACCTCCTTCAATATTTACTCTTCCAGACATTCTTAAATATATATAATATTTTTTTAATATAATGGAACAAACAAAAATAATTTTTGTCTCAACTATTATTATTTTAGTAGTTACTTTATCTTTGGTTGGTTATATATTAAGTATTACTCAAAAAAAATATGTTTACCCACCACATTTAAATGAATGTCCAGATTATTATGAATTAAATTCTTTTGGTGAATGTTATGATAAATATGAATTATTTCATACACAAGGAAATAAATGTTATAGTGAAAATTTCAATGAACTTAATTATAAAATAGCTGGTACAAGTGAATATAGTGGTTTATGCAATAAGAAACAATGGTCCATTGATTGCGATGTTCCATGGGATGGAATAACCAATAATAAAGATTTATGTATATAAAAAATAACTATATATTGTTTTATATGGAACAATATATAGAAAAAGATGAACCCATTTATATTTATGGTAATTCAGGAGTAGGAAAAACAAAAATGATTCGTGATTATTTTGAACAACATGAACATTATGATGTTTATTATTTATCAATTCAGCAATTAAATTCCCTAAATGATATATTATGTTATAGTCATGTTTCTATTATGGATATTTTTCATAAACAAAAACGAGATAAAATCATTGTGATTGATGATATTGATTTATTAAATAAAAATGAAAAGAAAATCATGAATGATATTATTAAATATTTGAAATCCAATAAAAAAAATAAATTAAATTTTAAATTTATTTTTTCAGGTATTAATCAATCTAATAAGAAAATAAAAGAATTGATGAAATTATGTCATGTGATTCATTTGAAAAATCCATTGATTGAAAATTATGAAAAAAATTTACAAAGCAATATCAAAAAAGTAATTGAAAAAAAATTAGACTATGACTTTTTAATTGAAAATGAAAAAGCAACTCAATGTTTGATGTTTCATGAAAATATCATTGATTTTATCCAACCTAAACATTTGGATTTTTATTATAAGTTTTTAACTTTTTATTGTAGTGGAGATTATTATGATCGAATTAGTTTTCAAAAACAATTATGGATATATAATGAAATGACTTATTATTTGAAAATGTTGTCTAATTATTATTTATATGTTGAATTAAATGAACATAATAAATATAATAAACAATATCGCTTTACTAAAATATTAACCAAGTTCAGTAATGAATACAATAATTGCAAATTCATTATTGATTTATGTAGCGAACATAATATATCTAAATATCAATTATATTTAAAGACAAAATATGAACCTTTTTTATTCAATGAAACCAATTATAAACGCCTTTGTAATTATTTTAAAATTGTATGAATTTTTTCGAGTTTTTCTTCTAATAGTTTTACTCTATTTTCTAGTGAATTATCAACATGTACGAAAGGTTCTATAGATTGAATTAGTGGTAATTCGTTTTTTTCTTGTTCTAATTGTCTTATTTTTTCACGTAATTCATTGTTTTCATTGGTTTTAATTTTGAGTACTTCAATGACTTCTTGTAAATTCAATGGACGTTTTGTACCATCTGGTTGAGTCAATATTACTTGTTGTTGATTTTCCATCATTTTTTTACGTTCTTCATCTCTTCTTTTGATTTCAGCTAAAACATTTGGTTTGTTTTTAACATCACCTTCTTCATATTTTTTTAATTCTTCTGTAATGGTTTTTGTATAAAAATTAAGTGTGGATTCATCTTTGATGAAAGACTTTGGCAATAAACTTGAATCATTACATACAGGACTATTTGTATCAATTAAACGTCTTTTATCAAATGTATTTTGTTCGTGAGAAATAACCAAAATGGTTTTCAATGGATTTAATTGAACAAAAGGAACACTATAATTTTTTAGAAAAAATTTTTCTTCTGCCAATACGGCATTGTCTTCATAATGACTATCTTTTAATAATACACGCTTAAATCCAAATGTTCCAGCCGTACCATGATTTGGACCATAAGGACCAAATTTATACATTTTATCCATTCCATTAAACCATAAATATATTTCACTTGAACCAGCACATAACGCATTTGATTTATTTAATGTTTCTACACAATGAGACACACGTTCAGGAGGATAATAATCATCATCATCAATATAAACGACAATATCATCATCGTTTTTAAAACTACATAGTTCATGCATATAATTACGCTTTTTACCTAAGGGCATTCTTTCTTGACTATATACATATTTGATAAAAGGAATATCTTTAACCAAGTCACCAATTGGGTCTGTGCCATCATCTACAATAATCCATTCCATATATTCTTTTGGATAAGTTTGTTTTAACATATTATTGATCATTTGTTGAATAAATGGTCGTCGATTGAATGTGGGCGTACATAAACTTACACGTGTAAATTCTTTTTGTTTTGTTTTTTTTTTACCCATTTAATTATGAATGATGTGTTTTCTTTATATTTTAACATTCAATATTCATTAAATAACTAAAACTCTTGTATATAAGATAAATCACAACAACTAAGGCAAATATTGCTATAGAAATAGGTAATAATTCAAATGCCATTAAAACAACAAATACAGATAATAAAATACGAGTAACATTTTTAATCACTAATGAACTTTTTTCATCACAAACAAATTGTTTAATGACTTGAAAAAATTGTGGATAAGAAGGAAATCTTCCTGGTGAACAAAATTGTAGTCTTAGTATTTTATCTTTAAAACTACTTGAATAAAATAATATACCAATAGAAGCAAAAAAACCAACACCCATACATACTACATTAAAAATGGGATAAATTTTATCTTTATTTAGTGTTGCGTCAAAATTAAAAAATATATCAATGGCTTTATCAATACCTAAAGCAAGACTATTTCTATTTACTCTTCTTACATCACCATAAATATGTTTGAGTGATAATTTATATAAATATAAAATTCCAATAAATAGTAATATCATTACATACATCATAAAAAGACCAAATAAACTCAACATTAATTTACCTATATTATTGTTAGCTTCAATATTTTTTATTAGATATTGGAAAATAAATACTAATGAATAAAAAGTACCATATAAATATAATAGCAAAATAGGTACAAATACTATTACAGTCGATATTTTTACAAGTAAATCAGAAAATATATTATTTATATGTTCACTATAATTTTCTGGTATTAATATTTGAGATAATACATAAACAATAATCATTAGTATACCAAAAATAACATTTACATCACTAAACAAATTTGTATAATTTTGTATAAATCCTATATTAGCATTAATTATCATTTTTTCTTCTTTATTAGCATCAGCAAGATATGCTTTACTAGTGCATTGATTTCTTATACTATATATATTTTCTATAAATTCAAAAAAATTGTATGGATTCTTATGTTTGTCAATTTCTTCATTACACTCTTTAACATCACTACCGTTTACTTCATTTTTTTTTACATTAATTTCAGAAAGAATATTATCATTTATTTGATATATTTTGTCAACTTTATTCGAATAATAATATCCGCATGTATAAAATAATACTATAATGATCACTATAATTTGTTTTATAAGTTCGCAAACAAAAAATATATAATTTTTTATTTGTTCCTCATTCATATTATATTATTATATGATAAAAATATGGTTCATAGTTAAAATAATAATAATATATATATGTATAAAATTATATTATTATTATTATTGATTATTTTACTATATAAATCTAAAGAGGGCATTAGTACACTTCATGAAGAAAGAAGTAACTTGCCTAATACAAGATATAATTCTTATGATATATCTAAATATATGTCAAATCAATATCCTATCTTGCATAGAGAATAGAAACATTACCAGACATAAATTGCATCACATTATAACGTTCTTCAAATAAAACAAAATCAAAAGAATATTTATATATTTTGGTTGGGTCAGTATCAATATAACCAATAATTTGTCCGTCTTCATCACAAATGGTGCTATTTGTTTGTGTTTCATCTAAATCAGGAGTAATGGTTAATATATCCATCACAATATCTTTGAATTTTCCTAAATTCATTGCTCCACATGGTTGTAAATTATATGGATTTGTATCTAGTGAAAAACTATAACTATATAATCCATCATCTGAGTTTCCTTTACAATGAGCATATTTTTCGATATAACGATATATATCAGAATCAAATTCATTTTCACGATATTTTCCATCCAATAAAATAGATACTTTTTGTAAAATATGTTGGCTATTGTTTGTAGTTGGATATTGAGTAATTGGATATGTTTCTATTTCATTTCCACGATTTAATGTGGTAAACGATAAATCTACATTAGGAATATTGGAAAATTCCCAATTAGTATAATTGGACCACTCATTACGCAAATATTGGTCGCTTCGTTTTAAATACCAAAACCAATTAGATACTAAATTACTTGTTTCAACATCAATACGTTGAGTACCTACAATATGACTATATGTAGTTTCTTTTACATCTAAAAATAAATATTTTTGTTCATTGGCCGCAAATACTTTTGTTTCTTCTTCAGACAAATAAGCATAAGTAGACATTAAATGAACATCACTTGCCCATGTATTTGTTTGTATTGGATAATCTTCATTTTCTTGAACAGGTACTTGTAAAAATCGATGCATTTGATATAAAGCTGAACCAAAATCAGGTCTGATTCTTGATTTATTATAATCATCTTCCACATTCAAAAGAGTAAATAATTCACGAATAGGCCTCAAAGTTACATCAATAACAAGTTCATTATATTGTAGACAAACTAATGGAAAAGCACATTTAGAAGAATTGGAAAACCAAAAAGGCAAAGGTACATATAATTTTCGTCCATAAATACTTGGTTCAGGTGGATCTTCATTGTATATGGAATTAGGATAATAACCATTTCTATTGTAGGCTTTTTCTGGACTATGAATTGAATCTTCATTTCCAGTCATTTTGTAAAATTGTTGTTTTCGGGTTTCGTCTTCATTTCTTTCTGTTCTATTTTTAATATAATCACCGCTAAATCTTTGAAGAATTTGACCACCACAACTAATCACGACTTCTTGGATCATCATGGACCCAATATGTTGTATCCACTTAAATTCATATGAATTATAAGAACCACCATGATTATAAATAGGACTCCATATATGGGGTAATTGGATGACTAAATACAAATCCATCAATAATTCAGCATAACGAGGTATCTTAAATGTAAATTTAGACGATTCATTTAATTGTAATATACGTTGTCCATTATAATCAATTCTATATTTTTGTAATCCAAAATTTGTGTATTTAGCATAAACACTTTTAAAAAAAGTTTTTGTAGGATTGCCATTTAATATGATATTTTGATTACCATACGCTATAATATTCATTAATCCTCCAGGCATATACTTATAAATTAATAATATTTTTATATTACATATGAACAAATATATTATAGCATTATTGGTCCTTTTTATTTTTGTAATGTTAGCCTATGTATATGAACAAATCAATAAATTAAAAAATAAATGTAGCATATTAGAACAAGAATATTTATCATTAGATATTGTCCAACCAAGCGGAACTGTATCATCAAAACCAATTAATCATATTGTATTTAAATCTGCTTATAATTGTTGTTGTATAGGAAATTTAAAAAATGATTATGTAGATTTATGTGCATTAAAAAATTGTTATCATAATGGGGTTCGTGTATTGGATTTCCAAATATTTGCTTTAAATAATAAACCTGTTATTTCAGCATCAAGTATAAATGAAAATGAATATAAAGAAATCTATAATTACATCAGTTTAAGTGAAGCTATGTTAACAGTCAAACAATATTTTTGCAATACTTATAAAAACCCAAATAATAAAGAAGTATTATTTTTGAATTTTAGAATCAATAGTAATAACAAAGAAATTTATAATGAAATAGCCAACATATTAAAGAAAACATTCAATCAAAAAGCAGAAATTTTCAATCCAATCACAGAAAGTAAATCGATTGATGAATATACTTTAGATGAATTAAAACATAAAGTCATCATTATGGTGGACCTAAACGCATCTCCTAATTTTAAGAATTTATTTTATACTACAGAATTATCTAAATTGACACTTATCAAATTAGGTTCAAATGAATTGAATCATGCTATACAAGAAAATGAAGTCATTTATCAAGGAAGTGGAAGTTTATCATCCATTTATCCAAAAAAACAAATGCATGTAAAAAATTATGATTATAAGACAAAAGGAATACAAAACAATTTTCATTTTGTATTCATGAACTATCAATTAAAAGACAATTGGTTGAAAAAATACAATGATGAATTTAACAATTCTTCTTTTATAATAAAAACTCCTTAATATATAATGTCCTACAAAAGTATATTATATAAAGCAATTGAAGAAAATGAAAAAATACAAAAAAAAAATAAGAAAAAAAATGTAGAAGATGATATGTTTCAAATCATAAAAAAATTCATCAATGAAAATGGATTGGTTTGTTATGGAGGTATAGCTATTAATGCGATTTTACCTAAAGACAAACAATTTTATGATGAATCAATTGATATTCCAGATTATGATTTTTTTTCACCTAATGCTTTGGAACATGCTAAACAATTAGCCAAAATATTTGCTTTGAACCATTATGAAAATGTAGAAGCAAAAAGTGCTGTTTCTATAGGTACTTATAAAGTATTTGTAAATTTTATACCAGTAGCTGATATTACACAATTAGATGAAGAAGTATTTTTAAAAATACAAAAAAACGCTACTTTAAAAGATGATGTTTATTATGCACCAGATACTTATTTAAGAATGAGTTTATATCAAGAATTATCTAGACCTTATGGTGATATTAGTCGTTGGGAAAAAATTTACAATCGTTTGACTTTATTGAATGAGACAAAACCATTTTTTTATGAAGTCAACTTAAATCAAAATCATATAATATACAATGATGAAAATGATAAAATTTATAAACAATTGACTACATTATGTCAAAAAAATGAATTTGTTGTATTTGGAGATTATGGTTTATCTTTTTATAAAATGTTTTTCCCATCAAAATACATAAAACAAATAGATGAATATAAAATTAAACAAATTTATGTATTAATTCCAGATGTAAATGAATTATTAAAAGAATTAGATAAAACAACTATTAATTATAAAGTGATCAAATATGAAAAAGAATATAAGTTTTTAAATTCTTTTTATGAAATTCAAATCAATGAACATAGTTTTATGTATGTATTTCAAACAAATTCATGCCAATCATACAATAAAATAAAATATAAAAATAAGTTTTATAATATTGCTACAATTGATACCATATTAAGTATATATTATGCTCTTGAATATATTGATGTATCCACACTACATATTCCTACTTTATTATCTTATTGTTATTTATTGGAACAAATTCACTCCAATAATAAGACAAATGTATTAAGAAGATTTCATTTACCATGTATTGGAACACAGGAAACCATTGAAGATATCAGAAAAGATAAAAATAAAAAATATAAATTATATCGAAAAAATAAAACAAGCAAAGAATATCAAAAATATTTCTTTAAATATATACCAAAAACACGAAAAAAAACTTAAATAAATAAAATGAACCATAATAATGAGTGAACGGCCCACGTGGCATAATTATTTTTCGCAATTGGTTCAATTAACTTCAACACGTTCACCATGTAAACGTCTAAAAGTTGGATGCATTTTAGTCAAAGACAATCGTATTGTTTCACAAGGTTATAATGGTTTTCTACCTGGATTACCACATCATTCTATTATTGATAATGAACATGAAATTGCCACAATACATGCAGAACAAAATGCTTTAATTGATTGTGCTAAACGGGGTGTATCATGTGATGGTTGTATTGCTTATATTACTCATTATCCATGTTTAAATTGTGCTAAATTATTGTATGCTTCTAACATAAAACAAATTTATTATTTACACGATTACCATAATTCAAAACATTTAGAAGATATTGGATTGTTTCAAAATAAAGATTCAATGTCAATCAATAAAATAATACTATAAAGAATAATCCCATAAGTTAACCCATAAAAAATTAAACCTGATTTAGATATGAGGTTATTTTCAGTTCTCAAATGTTTACCAAAAATAACCACTAAAATATTCATGATATAATTTCTTATACCCACTTCATTAAAAATAATAAATAAAAAAGTAGCTAAAATGATTATTTTATGAGTCAAAGTAATTTGAGATTTTGTCTCATATTCTTTTATTTCAACTTGTTCATTAAATTGAATGTGTTGAGGTTTTTGTTTTAAAGGAATAATATTTGGATCCATAGAATGTTGCATAGACTGGTGTGATGTTGTATTGGATTCAGGTAATTCATTATTTACTGGTGTATTATCAATGGGTAAATCAGCAATATTGGTTGTATGGGTTTCCATATGAAAATATATATTATTTTAGTTTTCTTTTTTTTACCTATTTATACTTGAATTTGTTTTTTCTTATTGTCACATTTTTCAGGTTTTTGTGTTGCTTTGAAACATTGTTCGCCATATTTTATAATATCTACATCCATATTACCTGCTTGATAGACAATACAATCTCTTGAATCACAACTCATTTTAAAGGTTGCTGCCAATCCAAATCCCAATAATATAGATAATAAATTCATTCCAGTTTCTGATTTGATAAACTTTTGAATATTTAACATTATATATTATATATTTATTTTTGTATGATTCATATTTATTTTTGCATGCTTATATTATGATATTCTTTTTCATTAGTAGGACATGTTACTTCTTCTAGACTATAACTGAAACACTGGTCGGCTTTATCTTGATATTGATAAGTATTGATATTTTCAGGTGTTGGATGAATATATATAATTTTTTTGTAATCTTCGGATAAATAAATATACAATAATCCAATGGTTAAACTTATGATGAATAATTTTAAATTAAGATGTTTAAAAATCATATATATTAAAGCAATATTTTACATATGTACTAATGTATAATTGATATTTTCATATTTTAGTTCTCTCATATAATAAGGCATTTGATCTAAAGAACGGGTTTTATTTATTTTCAATGATTTCTTAATGATATCATATTTTTCATCATAAATAGTTAAATAACTTATGTGATTTTCTATTTTTTCTGTTAAATCTCCATCAGGAATACCACCTAAACCATGATTTAAAGATTGTTTTAATGATAATTCTTCCAATGGATTTGGTTTTTCTTTTTCATGGGTCAACAATTCATATTTTTTTTCTAAAATTTTTTTCTTTTTTTCTAATTCATTCAATTGAGACAAATGAGATTCTAATTGATCTTCTTCAACTTTATTAAATTTCACATTTAATCCAAGTAATTTAATTTCTACGTGAATCTGATTCAATTGTTCTTTTATATCCATTATAATTCTATATTATTTTTATAATGGAATATTAGTTAAATATTGGTTCTTTAAATTTTGATATTTTCTTAAATTACTTAAAATATAATCTCTTTTTATATTTTCTCTTTGAATTCTAGTTTTTATATCTTGTTGTCCCTTATATTTAATATACAAAGTAATTGATAACATAACGCAAAATAATACAAATAAAATAATATTAAATTTAAGATTTTGATAATATTGATTATTTTTATTTATGTTTTCTAATTGATGATTCATAATATATTTAATTTGTGTTTCAACTAAATTTGACATAATATAACTAATCACTATAAAAAAATTATAGTTTTATACTATAATGAATAATATAGCCATAACAACTATTGTTTCTTATTTTGTATTTTGTCTCTTATTTTTTATCATAAAACAACTCATTATTGATAAAGATACAAAATATCCAAATGACTCATGGATAAAAACATTCATTATATTTTCATTTTTTATTTATTTGATACAAAATATATATTATAGTTCAATCAATTCATCCAATAACGAAAAATGTGTGGTTTCTTTTAGTGTTGTTTTGTTGAGTACTCTTGTACCGCTTATTATTATTTTATGTCCTATTATATTTTTGGTGCATAATTTAAATTGGTATAAAGTATTTTCAAATACAATTGGATTATCTGTCACTCAAGATGTATTAGAACCAAATTTAAATAATGATACAAGAAATAAAATTAATAATCTTATTTATCAATTAGATGGTTTAGATGATTTTGAAACATTAAATGATAGACAACAATTACAACAACATATAAATAAAGAAGTTCAATATACTTTAGATGAAAATATCCATACAAAATTAATAAATGAATTCAAGAAAAGAATCAACATTGGTTATTTTATGTGGTTTATGTTAACAGGTATCATTACTTCTCTTGCATCTGCCAATAATATTTTACTACAAGATTGCCTTATTGAATAAATACATTATTATACATAATATGATTCAAATACACCATAAAAATATAAGAAAAAATAGCTAATAAAATACTTACTAACCATAATGGTAAAATAGTTGTATTGTCATAACCCACACCAAATGGTCTTAATATTCCTAAATCATGATTAAAAATAATATTAGGTTGTAGATAACTCACTAAAATATAGCAAACTAAAAATACAATTATTATATAGTTGAATATATTTTTGTAAAACATTATATATTAATTATATAAAATGTTTATTTATTTGAATACTTATTCTTCTTCTTGATAATTATTATATTCTTCATAATTATCCATATCATATTCTTCTTCAATTCCATGAAGATTTTCTTCATAAATTGTTTCATCATTCATGACCATTTGGGAAATATCTTCTATATCAGAAACATATTTGTCTTTGGAATATTTATAAATACTCTTATCTAAACCAACACTCCAATCACCTAATTTATTCATTTTCAATTCATATTCTATTTCTCTTTCTTCTTCATGCATATCTCTAAATTTATCGGTGATTTGCTTCTTTTCAGTTCGCTTATCTTTTTCACTTTTTTTATTGATTTCTTTATGGTCAATGTCTAAATGACTCATATATGTTTTATAATAATTGACCAGTTCACTATGAAAACTCTTTTGTTTGGAGCAACTTAAGAAAATAATACACAATAAATTATCATATAAATTGTATTTGAATTCATTATCTTGTATATGTGGCATTTCTTCAACGATCATTCTAAATTCTCCAAATAATTCATCAAAATTTATTTTTTCTTTAATGGTTTTAAAATGATTATTCAAAATAATATCTTTTATATCATGATAATGTTTTTGATCTAAATTCCATGTTTTGCATGTTAATTGAGTAAAATCTCTATAATTTAATTGTTCTATGGTTTTACTTGGTAAATAATACAATATATCTATAATGATAGTCCATAATATCGAACTCATATAATAATAATGTTCATTAGTTTGTTCATTTAATACATTTATTTTTTTATCTTTGGTAAATCTGAATATTTTTTGATATATTGATTTATCATATTTACTATGTTTGGAACGTTGTTTACTTAAAGTTTCACTTAATTCATTTAACTTATTTTCATCCATTTGTTGTGTTTTTTCATTGTTTTCTTTTTCATCATGGATAAAATGTATTTTTTTTTGATATAGTTCATCAAATTTCTCTTTTACATCTATTTTATCCATATTTTCTATATTGGTTTCTATAATTAGTTTTTCACAATACTTAAAATAATTTTGATACACTTCATTGGTTCTTTCATACACATAAGCATAAGGGTCTGTTTTTGTATTTGTTTTATAATAACTCAAATGACATTTTCTAAAATGACTCAATTCAAACAAAGAACTCAAATTCGATTGAATAGTGTATAAATCACTTTCTTTATTAGATGTTTGAAATAAAGCACTTGGACCTTTATGTTCGCTATCATAGAAAAAACTATTGATTGATTTATATCCAGATATATGATTCAATAATGGTTCTTGTATATTGACGAAATCATGAATATATTTTTGTATCATGAATCTCTTTTCATATGATGTTGGTTCTTTTTTTATTACATTAATTTGTCTCAATCTTGGTAAAAATAATTCATACATAGATGATTCTGTATCTTTTAATAAGTGTTTATTTTCATCGTATTCTTTTATATCATGTTTCAAATCAGGTAATACATTCAATATTTTATCAATATTTTCTTTAAATGTTTCTGATTCATATTTTTTCTTACGTTTATCTTTAAATGTATCATTGTGTTTTATGTAATGATTAAAAATACATATCATATATTTGATACCTTCTAAACTGTCTCCCATTGGATAACCTTTAAATGTAGTAATACAATTATAAAAGGCTTTCTTTATTGTACTAACATCCACATAAAGTTTAATATGTAAATAAATTAATGCATACATCACACACATAACATCATAATCATCTTTAATTTTGTATTTTTTTATGATTTGGTCTAATTGTTGTTTGATCACTTCAATGTTTTCATATTCAACGCCAATTGTATTTAAAATATTAAAAATATTTCCTTTCATGTTTTTGGGGTCATGGGTACTTTCTATTTTGGTTTCTTCTTCAATAGTTTCACGTGTTTTGATTTTAAATCCTTCACTAGTAAATCCTTCTTCTTCATAAAAATTAATGTTTTTAATCACATAACCACTATGTTTATCAATATAATGATGTCCTTCTTCTTTTCCTTGTTCGAGACAAATTTTGTCCAATGTTTGATGATAAGTTCCTTTTTCATGACTTAGTGCCAATGTATTAAAAAACTTAGGAATTAATTTTGTATTAGTTTGCAAACAATAAAACCAATAAGGGTCATCACCTTCAATACAATATAATTCACAAAATAATTGAATGTTTTTCATTTTATCATTTAAATTTGTCATATTCATGATTTTATCCAATAATTCACGTCGTGGTGATTCAACAATTTCTCGTGTATCTTTTTGCATTAGACTTTTTTTGAATTTATCATATTTTAGACTTTGAATTGTTTTTTGTTTTTTCATAAAGTGGTATTTTTGTAATTGAATTTCTCTATGATTTTCATCATAGTGGGTTTCTTCTTTATGTTGATTCATTTGTTCTATTTCCATGATTTTACTTATTTTTTCACGAATGACTTTTTTGACTTCATCTTCTTCTTCATCCAATACCCATTTATCTACATTCCATATATAGTTTTTCTTTTCTTGTATAACATAAGCAATTGAATTATCATTGATTTTATAATTCATGTAAAAATCCAGAATTTCACTTTTATGGGAACTATATGGTTCTTGTGTAAAATCATTTGTTTGGATTACTTTTAAAATAGAACGTTCAAATATCTCTATGGATTCATAAGTAGTTCCCCATGAAGCTTGTTGTTTCCATAAAATATTGATTGAACTTTGATATTCTTGTGGTTCGTAAGGCATTGATATTTCATGAAATGAACTATTCAAATCTTTAAGAATAGGTAATTCATGAGAACGCTCTAATTCATCTAAACTATTATATATTTTATCATAATGTTTTTTTGGTTTATCTTTATTCATGGTTGATTTGATTTCTTCAATGATGTTTGTTAAAGAACCATCATCTCTAATGTTTACTTTGTGAGACAAATTCTTTTTCTTTAAATCAAATAATTTCATATAATGAGATTCTTGATTCAACAATGAAAATAATTCACTATGTGAATAAAAATCTTTCGATAAATATTCTGGATATAAATCACCTTCGATTGATTCTCTATTTACAATAATAGGTCTATCATATAATTTTACTTTTTCTTTATAAGTTGTTTCATATTTTTCAATACATGATACAATATGTTGTTTAATCCATTCAAAATATTCTTTTTTTAAATCATATATTTTAAATAGAGACAAATCACGTAAAGCATTATACACATTAAAATACTTATTCTTATAAATATATTGTTTAATATAATTTTCCATAGTAGGTAGAGCTTTATTCAAATAAGCATAAAAAGATTCATCATCTTTTTTCACACATATTGTATGGGTCATTGGATTGTTTATTTCATTAGATAATCTGAAATGTTCTTTACGATAATCCATAACATAAACTTGTTTCAATAAATAAGACATCGGAGCATTATGTATAGATTCTTCGTATTTTTTATGATTAGGTATGACAAAACCATCCAATACAATAGGTTCTTTGGTTTTTAATTTATATATAGTATTCTTTCTATCATTATTTACATTAGATTGATCATATAATAAAACATTACAATGATATTTCTTTTTGTATAATACATCATTTTCCTTATTTTCTATCACAAGTGTTTCTAATATGGTTTCATTTATTTTTTCTAAATCAGATAAATTATGGATATTTGAATTATCTTCTAAATCAATGATTTCTTCATCATTTGCAAAATAAAAATCATCATTTGAAATAGAATTAGATTCCAATTCTTTTTTCTCACTTGCTGTTAATTTTGGAGTACAATGTTCATAATCATAAAATTGTACTTTTGTATGATTGGATACAAAATCAAACATAGAATTTCCTTTGATTGCATAATCAAAAACAGGATGTTTAGTCATTTCACTTAATTTATAATCAGTTTCAATATTAATGTATTTATGTATCAATTCAACATAACGTTTAATCATCATATTCATTTGTTTCATTTGTTTTTTTGTATTCATTTTATCATCATGGATTAAATCTTCTAACATTTCGTTGACTTGTTGTTCAATGGAAAAATAATATTCTTCTTCATCTTCTTGTTCTTCATTATAAACTACTTTGTCTCCAACATTCACATTTGGAGATACATTATTACCTTTTTCATATTTTGGTTCTTCAACTTTTATGTTTAAAATATGCTTAGGAATACCTTTATAATTAAAGTCAATAATTTCAGTAGGTTGATTGTTTTCATGATTGAAAAATACTTCAATTTTATCATTGGTTTGTTTTTGAACGATTCCTTTTCTTTCTTTGATTAAACCATCTATATTTTGTCTCAAATAAATAATTTTATTTTCATATATTTCATTTAATTCACACACACCTTTTTTCAATGATTTATAAACGATGATAAATTTATTTTGTTTCATATAATCATCTTCAAAATGATAATGTAATTTTTCTTGTGGATTTTTATTGGATATTAATGTAATATTATTTTCATCTATGTATTGAACAAAAAATAATTCTAAATGGTCTATTGTAATGATATTCCCATATTCCATTAATATATAAGATATTTTATTTATTTAATATTTTCTTTGATGTTATTAAAATCTTCCATAATTGTGTTATAAATCATTTTTAAATGTTTGAATAAATCAGGTTCAACATCATTTTCATATATCATATAAATCACACAATGTTCATCATGAGGGTGTTCTTTCTTAAATGAAACATATTTAAATATTTTTTCAATAACACCATTATTTGAATTAAAATAATTATAAGCATATTTCTCAATTAATTTACCAAGTGTATAATCATCTTTTTGAAGTTGAATACGATATTTTATGTGATTATTTATTTTTTCTTCATTAATAAAGATTAATGTGGTTTCATTTTCTTTCATCAATAAATTTGTATTGTATATAGATTCATTTGTATCACTGATCAATTGTTTAAATTGTTCAATTAAATAGTCACACGCCATTTTCATTAAAGTTGGATTATCATATACACTAATGGTTTCTAAGACAAAATGATATTTATTATCATAACAATATTTAGGTTTTTGTGCATCTAATAATTTAAAATCTTCGATTTTTACTTTTTTTTCTTGTTCTCCTAAATCTTCTTTTTCAATTTCATCAATTTGTTTTTGTACTTTTTCTTCATTTTCTACTTGATAATACAAACATTTAGAAACCATATTCCAACAACTATCTTCTTTAGCACAACCAATAGATAAATCAATATGGGCTTCAAATTCTTCAAATGGATCACTTGACGATATTTGTGGATACAAATAAACAATTGGAATAGGTAATTGGTCAAATAAGGGTTCTCTTAATTCTGCTTTCGAATCGTCTTTTTTTTTCAATAACTCAAAATGGTCAGTGGTTAAAATCATTTTTTCACTAGTTTCATTTTTTAAATGAACTTTAATATAATATTTGTTAATAAGTGTGTTAAATTTATCGGTTTTATTATACATAATTGGAATACATGAAATACGATGTTTTATGTATTCATTATTGAATTTTGTATTGTTTTTTAAAATGTCAATTTTATTTTTTTCATGAGGAAATCCACGAAATACAACACTCTTAATTTGGGTTAAAATAACACGTCTTAACGCATTGACCACCGATACATCGCAATCTTCAAATTGAAAGATGAGTTGTTCATTTGTTTTGGCATATTCGGTTACAACTACCATTTTATTATAAAGATAAAATTAAAATTTAAATCAATTTTTATGTTTATATGATGAATAAAAAAAAATACAATATATTTAATGGAAAAACACGAATTATATTACAGTAAATATTGCGAACATTGTAATCATATTTTACAAAAAATGAATGAATCTGGATTACATGATTCTTTTATGTATATATGTATTGATAATCGTGTCATGAGAGATAATGTATTTTATATTACTTTATCAAATGGAACACAAAAACAATTACCTCATATAATCAATCGGGTTCCAGTATTATTGATGAAACCAAATCATGAACTATTAAGTGGATATCAAATCTTAGATTTCATTAAACCACAAGTAAAAAATGTGGAACAAGCTAAAGAAATCATGGAAGAACCAGATACATTTGAATTTGGAAAAGATAATTCAATTAGTGGCGTCATTAGTGATAACTTTAGTTTTTTGGATATGACGTCAGATGAATTATCTGCAAAAGGAGATGGTGGAGTGAGACAAATGTATAATTATCAATCGTTGGATTCAAATGAACCTTCTATACAAACCCCTATGTTAGAAGATAAAAAAGATAAATTAGCTTATTCAGTAGAACAATTACAACAAAAGAGAAATCAAGAAATAAATATGAACTAATATAAAGTAATATTTTATATATATTAAATGAATGACAACAAGGTTATTTTTAGACAATTTAATGAAACTTATTTTAACTTATTGGAATTTTTAAAAAAATATTCAGATGGAGACAAAATATTTTCACGTTTTTATCAAAGAAATTATATCATGAAAAAAACCAACATTAAAATGTTTATAAAATATTGGTATGAAAATATTACAACTCCTTATTATGAACAAATAAAAGAAGGTAATATAAATTTCTTTTTAGAAAAAGATTATGACAAAGAAGTAAATAAAATGAATGATTTGTCTTTTAATATTTCTTCTTATATTGATTTTTTTAGAAATAAATATGATCAATTAGATAAAGATATTATACAAAATTTTATAGGACAAGTACAAATATTGAATAGTCTAAGTTATTATTATTATAAAAAATAATATTTGATATTTATCATTTAAATACTTCACTTTAAAATCAACTATAATGGATAAATTTGAGTCGATTTATTTAGATTTTAAGAAAGATTTATTAATTACTTTTCCTGAATTGAGTGAATCATTGGAATCGCTTAATATGGAAGATGCTAAAACTCATGTAATTAGTGTTTTTCCCAAACATTTTTTTGATATTTTATATGAAAGGACTCAATTATTTGAAGATGAATTATTTTTATTACCTAATATTGATTTTTCTAAATTAATGAATGATGAACATATTAGTGAAAAAACAAAAACCACACTATGGAAATATTTACAAATTGTATTATTTTATTCAATTGAAGAATCTAAAAATACTTTATTAGAACATGAAGACAATAGTTTAAACGAAGTTCAACAAAAAATGGAAGAAACCATTGAAAATATGAAAGAAGTTTTTGCACAAAATGATATTTCCAATTCATTTTCATCTATGATGAATGATATGTCTAGTAATTTTATGGATTCAGATCACATGAAAAAAAACATAGAACAAATGATGGGTGGAAAAATTGGTTCATTGGCTAAAGAAATTGCTTTAGAAACATCAAATGGTTCTGAAAATCCTGAAGAATTTATGAAAGATTTAATGAATAATCCATCCAATATTATGAATTTAGTTAAAAATATTGGTACTAAACTTCAAGACAAAATGAAAAGTGATGATTTCAATGAAGGTGAAATGATGCAAGAAGCAAGTGATATTATGAAACAAATGAATGATTTACCTGGATTAAAAGAAATGATGGGCAAAATGAATATGCCTGGCAAAATGAATATGGGTTCTATGATGAATAAAATGGACCAAATGTCAAAAGAAGAAAAAACAAAACAAAGAATGCGAGACAAAATGGAAAAAAGACAAATGGAGAAAAAAATCGAACAAGAAGTCATTCAAAAACTAATGAATAACAAAGAATTAGAAAAAAATGAAGATGGTATGTTTGTTTTCAAAGATGATACAAGTATAAAAATAAGTAAATCAAAACGTAAAAAACGTAAAAATAAACCTAAAATATAAATACTATATATAATGAGTTTTTGGTTGAATCATCCAACTATTTTATTAAGAAAAGACAAACTCACAGAATTATGGCCACAAGAAAATGATAATTTTAGCGAACAATTGAATGCCATGACAAGATTTATTATATTAGTAAGTGTTTTAGGATTTATTTTATTGAAGCATTATTTAATACTTGTTTTAGGTATTATTATTATTGGTTTAATTGCTCTTTATTATCATCATTCAAATAAAGAAGGTTATTTAAATCACTCTTATAATGATTATAGAACAGGTTCTGTGATCAATCATTCAAAATATATTGAATCAAACAATCCTTTAGGAAATACATTGATGAATGATTATGTAGATGAACCAAATAAAGAAGATTCTATTGATAAATTACCATTAGAAGCCAATCCTACTTATGGTAAAACACCTTCATACGAGACAAATTATAATGAAATCACTGAAAATAATATTAGTGAAAAAACCAAAGAATTTATTTATGAAAACAATAAAGACAACAAAGATATTCAAAAATTATTTACAAGTTTAGGAGATCAAATGAATTTTGACAAACAAATGAGACAATTTCATACGATGCCAAATACAACAATTCCAAATGATCAAAGTTCTTTTTTAACTTATTGTTATGGTAATTTACCAAGTGATAAAAATGTGATATCTTATTAAAAAAATATCTTAATATATAAATTATGAGTAAATTAGTAGATTTTAATTTTGAACAATTGTCTCGAATTGGAAATGACCAAGCAACTTATACTCAAGAAAATATCATGAATACAAACTCTTCTAATTATGTATTATTTAATCCATTTGAAAATAAATGTAATGGAGGTTTAGATTTTGCCACTCAACAACCAAACGTATTTGTAAATCGCTCTACAAGAGGAATTGGACCATTAGGATGCAACGTTCAAGAAAGTAGCTTGTTGAAAAAAAGCGAACTTACCAATCCAAATGAAAAACTTACTTTACATGAACGTCCATATAAAAGTATTCCATTTTTAGGACGTGGTAGTGTCGATGTGTATGAAGAAAACAAAATGCGTTTAGGCGATACTTTCAAAGAAAAAAAAAGTGTGTCTCAATTGAATGAAAAACCACAATTTGATGTACAACAATATCCAATGCAAAATGAATTAAAAAAACAATACAAAACATCTAAAATAGAAACTGATGTAAATCCTCAATGGATACGTGGTGGTTTAGATAGTCGCTTATTGTATCAAAATATAGAATATTCTAAAAAATAATCGTTTTATATATTAATGTCTTCTACCAGAAATAAAAATCAGCGTTCTGAATATTCTTTAGAACAAAAAAAAAACGAGCATTCTTTACAATATTTACAAAATAAACATTATTCGAGTAACGAAAAAATAAGTTTTATGGAACTTGGTTCTATTCCAAATTTTAGACAAAATGAATTGGCTCAAAATCAAGTGGATGTAGAATCCATGTTGAGAGGCATTCGTTCTACTAATTTAGAGGGTCCGTCTTTTCAAGCAAAACCAAATACAAATCATATTTCAAGCACGTCATGGTTTGAAAAACCTAAATTAGTGATGCCTAAACCATTTAGTCATAGTTACAATGAACGACCAAATTATTTGAATTAGATTATTTTATATGAATATAATAATGGCATTCACACGATTTTCAAGTGATCTATCACGACAAAACAAATATATGGAAGAATCTACTTTTAGTGGAATTTATCATTTAAATACTCCTGGAAATGGATTAAATAATAAATATATAGAAGACCCACATATACGATTACAAAAATGGGGAGCCAATTTAAATAGTAATAGTTGCTCAATAGAAAGTAATTTGAGAGGATTGAATCAACCTTTATCTAGAGATCATCATGAATTCAAAGATGTTGCCCATAAACAATTATCTTATTCAAAAGATAGTTTTAATGTAAATGAAACACGAAGTACTCATCCATCATGGTTATATAGAGAAAAACCACAACAACAATATGGTTATTTGACTCTAAATCCACAGCAAAATGTATTTATACCTTTTCAACATAATTCTTCCACACGATTGCTAGAAAAAGACTATTATTTAAAAAATAAAAAATAGACTATATTATAATGACAGAAGTCGCTGTAGTAGCCTTATTAGGAGGATGTGCTTATTTAATTTCCAATCAAAAAAAGAATTCTGTTGAAAACTTTGAAGACCAAAATAATGTGAAAAAAAATAAGATAATAAACGATAATTTACTACAAACATCTATGAATCCAAATTCAAATGTTACTTTAAGAAATACGATGGATAAATATGTAGATAATACTAAAAAATTAACCAATCAAAAAGAATCCATTAATTCTCAATATACTCATAATAATATGGTTCCATTTTACAACAATAATTCATATGGTTATGATAACGATTCATATGCGAATGATTCTAGATTAGATACTTATACTGGTATGGGAAGTCAATCATTTAGCAAACAAGAAACAGCAACCTTATTCAAACCAAGTGATAATACCCAAAATGTATATGGCAATCAAAATCAAAATGATTTCTTACAATCACGTGTCAATGAATCTAGTCGTCATGCCAATGCTAAACCATGGACTGAAATACGTGAAGGTCCAGGTGAATTAGGTTTTAATTCTTCGGCTCAATATAGAGACGAAACTAGACCTAAAACTGTAGACGAATTGAGAGCTGCCAATAATCCAAAATCAGTATATGAATTGAATTATAAAGCACCTGCTTACAAACCAAACCAATCTGGACAATTAGGTAAAATTGTGAAGAAAACACCTGATACTTATCATGTAAATGAAGGTATGGGTGGTATGGGTCCTGCTTATGGATATGACCAACCTACCCAAAAACCAGAACAAATGATGACACAAGAAAATCGTGACACAACAAGTGTCATGTATTATGGTGCTCGTGGTGGTGCTGAAAAATTAAGTTATAACAAACCACAAAATGAAGAATCAAAAAGAATACAATTACCATCAAATCCATTTAGTAATTTAAGTTCGCAAAATGTTTATCCAACAAGTGATCAGAATTATGGAAAACATGGATTCAATATTTTAGAAAATAATCGTTCAAGTAAAAATGAAAATTATTTTGGCAATATTAAATCCGAAATTGTCTCCAATGTTGTTTCGCCTATTGCCAATGGATTAAAATATACAAAACGTAACAATTTGGTTGATAATCCTAATCCAATAGGTAATGTGGGTACTACAAATAAAAAACCAATTGTATATAATCCTTATGAACAAGCACCTGTGACCAATCGTCAAATGATGAGCGAATCGATTAACCATTTGAATGTTCAAAATCAAACAAGTACTGGATATATCACAAGCAATCCATATGTAACTACAACTCAACGTCAATCTACCAATCAATCTTATATGGGTAATGCGTCTGGTGCAAATAATATGAAATCATATGAAGCTCAATACAATCAACAAAATATACAAAAACCATTTGAAAATCGTATGGCTCTTGGTAATATGAGTTTATTTAATGGTTCCGTAAATGCTTCTATCACTGGTCATGAACAATCCAATGAACGTGGAAATGCTTTATATGCTCCATCCAATGATACTCCTAATACACAATTTTTAGGACAAATGACTAAACAAACTCAGTCTTATGAAACTAAAAATGAATTAGATAGTCAAATGCTAAAAGCTTTCAAAGAAAATCCATATACTCATTCTCTAAATAGTGTTGCCTAAAAATAATTTAGAAAATATTTAGATAATTCACTAAATATATGTAATTTGTCATGTGGAATATGATTGATATCATATTGTTGATTTTCATTATTTCCTTCACTAATTATGATTTTTTCATTGATTTTTTTTAAATAATATTTTTGTATTATTTGATTATTTACAACTATTGTTTTTACCAAAAATGGATTTTTTTTAATCAAATGATATTTTAGACCAATGGTTTCATCTGGATTTATAATTTCATTCATATAATAACACCATTTATCTTGTGGATTATTTGCAAAAAAACATTCACAACCATATATATCACTCAACATTGTTTTTTCATTACATGAAATAGAGCAATAAGTTACTTGTTCAATCATATTGCGATGAATGTTAGTACAAAAAATATGTTTATTCTTTGTGTGATTGACATTTACGTATATAGGTTCATTGAAATAAAAAGCACAATCTAATATAAAATATTCATATTTATTTTTAGGAACAAACAAAGCACAATGACATATTTTATCTTGTCCTTTTACAATAAATGCTTCAGGTACACTAGAAGGTATAATAAAACTTTCAATGTTATAATTTTTTTTTAGATACATTTTTAGAAAATGAGACAATCCAATACAATTGCCTGAATTATATTGTAAAATAGCTTCTTTAGAAGACATAAGTTTATAAGATATATAAGGAAATGTTGAAAAACATATATGATTATAGCAAAAAATCATAGATTCTTTTAATTCATTTATTTTGATAGGTTGTTCTATTTGTCTCAAATAATTTAATATCATTTAACATAAAATAATATAATAATAATTCATTAATTTCAATAATGAATATATTTGAACAATTTGAAAATAATATTCCTCATATATTATTTTATGGATACATTGATTATGATGATATAATCAAAAACATATATAACTTTTATCATGAAAATGATAAACAAAAATATATATTAGAACTAGATTGTGTTATTTCTAAAAGTATCAAACACATTAGAGAATACATTAAATTATTTTCAAAACAACAATTATCATGTAATATATCTTTTAAAAGTGTTATATTATTTAATGCTGAATATTTAACCATGGACGCTCAATATTCATTAAGAAGAATCATAGAAATTTATAGCAATCATACACGGTTTTTCATATTTACCCAAAATAAAGATAAGTTATTACAACCAATACGTTCTCGTTTTATACAAATATATATACCAAAAAAAAATATCATTAAACAAAGTTATATTCCCTATAATACAATTAAAACAATCATGTACAAATCAAATACAATTGAAGAATCTATTGATGATTGTTTATGTAATGGTATTTATGGTGATCAAATAATATATTGGATGAAAAAAAAAGTATCCAATTATGAAACATTAAAATATAATTATGATAAACTAAAAAAACAAATTAAAGATGAAAAATGGATATTATTTTATTTGATTTCATTTTTTCGTAATAATAAAGAATAATAAATATTATTTTGTATTATGGACGATTATACTTCAAATACTTTGAATGATTCTAAAAATGAATGGTCTATATTATTGATGAATACAATTGCTCCACATATTATGGATGGTTTTCGTTCTATATTTAATGAATCTATGGAATTATGTCAAACTAATAATGAACCTGATAAATATTTAATGACTTATCAAAATTTATTGTCTCGTATTCCAAATTGGAATCAAGTAGTGATTGACAATGAAAAACAACGTATTATTACTAAATCGAAATGTTCTTATTTAGAAGATATGATTACATGTGTTCACGTGATTCAATTAAAATTATTATCATGCATACGAGTTTCCAATGAAAATAAAAAAATTACAATAGATATACCAGATTTAGGACCATTTTTACATAAAGTATATATTCATATTGCCCGTAAATTATATTCTAATATTTATTTGTTTGAAATTGATGTACCTGCACTAGAACAACAACGAAGAAATCGTGAATTTGAATTATTAGTTCAAACAAGTATCATGAATACTATTCGTGATAATTTACCTGTTGAAACTATTTTGAGACAATATATTGATGAAACCCAAGAAGTCGATGTAGAAAAAGAAGAACTACCACAAGAAATCAAAGAAGAACCAAGCCAACCAGTTGAACCAAGCCAACCAGTTGAACCAAGCCAACCAATTGTACCAAGCCAACCAGTTGAACCAAGTCAACCAATTGAACCAAGTCAACCAATTGAACCAAGTCAACCACTTGAAGTAAGACAACAAGATGATGATATCATTGATTTAGATTCCATGGAAGATAATTCATTGGAACAATCCATTAAACCTAAACTATCTTTTCATCCTGATGTAGTTGATAATGAGCCTGAAACATTTAAAATTGGTGATGAAATATCATTAGATGAATTGAAGTTAGAATCGTTGGATGAACCAAATGATGAAATTGAATTAAATTATGAAGAAATTTCGTAAAAGAATAATAATTAAAAACTCTTATTCTTTTAAATGGTGCAATATGAATATATATATGTATCATTTCTTGTTAGTGTGTTGTTTTTTATATTGAAGCAAATTGAATATCGTTCAAAACCAATGAAAGATCAAAATAAATTATTCTTTAGAGATTCTGTATATATATTTATTTTAGTGGTTGTATGTTTACATATGAAAGATCATTATATGAAAATTCAAGAACCTATACCTGAAATATTTACAAATCAACCTTCGTTTTAATAATTTCATTTATATCAATTGTTTGTTCGCATTGTTCAACAATATATGATTGAAAACATGGATGTTCTAATTGTGTTTCAGGTATCCAACGATTTACATTTTTAGCAATCATTTTATATAATTTAAAATCTAAATATCGTTCATCACCATTTTTCTTATATAATACATTTACACCATTATCATCATATATCCATTGAATAATCATATCATATAATGGTATTTTACGATAATTGTCAATATCTTTTATATCTTCTACTATAAAATCAAACATAGAACAACCCAATCTACATAAATCAAAACTATAATTTGGTTCTAAAATTGGTTTGTTTTTATTTATAAATGGTTCGCAATTATATTGTCCATGTGCGGTTCCATTTGACGAAAAACTATCACTACATAATCGTGTATCTTTATATTCATAAATAGAACGTCCAAAATCAATTAATTTATATAATTTACCATAAGTAGGTACTTTGTAATATTTATCTTTTATTTTATAATATAGATATTCTTCTTTTGTTTCTATATACATAATATTATTGGTGTGTAAATCATTATGAGTAAACTTAAATACATTTTGATATACATATAATATAACAATTACTTGAAACATTGCACTTGTTAATTCTTCCAATTTAATGTCATCTTTTTCAAGTAAATCATCTAGAGTATGCTTACATTTTTCCAAAATAATATTTTGACATGGTATTTGTTTGATGACCATAACTAATTCTTCAATCATATTTTCATCATCACTAGAATCATCATCACTTGAATCATCACTTGAATCATCATCACTTGAATCATCATCACTTGAATTATCATCACTTGAATCATCATTATCATCTTCGTCATCATCATCGTCATCATCATCGCTTAGTTGTTTTTTATTTTCATGAACTAAATCCATAGATATATCTACAACATTATCTTCTAAATTACATGCATTAAAAACAGATTCAATAGATTCTTCTAAAATTTGGTCTAATTCATCAAATTCTAATTGTACTTCTTCATTGGAAATTGTAATTGGTTCTTTTTTTAAATTAGAAATTAATGAAAAAATATCATTGTTTTTAAAGTGAAATAATTTATTTAAATTATCATTAAAATAATTTGAATCACATAAATATTCAAAGTCATCCACAATATTTATCTCACAATTTTCTTTTAAATTAATATAACTATCATAGACTTTTAGGGCGTGTTTAAATCCAATTTTATTTAATTCATTTAATAAAATACAGAAAAAGTTATCTACATAAGCATAATTATTTATAGATTGTATATATTCTTCATAAATATTCTTAGTTTTTCTATCTTTTATAGGTAAAATAGATAAATCATATTTTTTATATTTACCTATGAAATACTTAAGATAATCAATTAAAGTAACTGATTTTATATGACAATTGATGATTTCACCATTTTTTAGTTGAACTGTATTTGAATTATAAGTTTCATTTGAAATATATTCTGTAATATCAGAAGTATATTTATATCCAAAATATTCAAATATTGGATTTATTATATTTATAGATTGATCCATAGTTTCTGTATCCATTGAATTAATTATCTATAAAAAAAAATATATTTAAACTTATATCCGCGTATTTGATATTAACATTTAAATATCTTAATATATAAATGACTTTAAATCTAAAAAAATTTGATATGAAAAGAATTACTTTCCTAAAAGATGAAAATAAGGGGCCTGTTATTGTTTTAATTGGACGTCGTGATACTGGTAAAAGTTTTCTAGTTAAAGATTTATTATATCATCATGTAGATATACCAATTGGTACAGTTATATCTGGAACAGAAGCTGGAAATGGATTTTATTCAAAACATATTCCTAAATTATTTATACATAATGAATATAATACTGGTATTATTGAAAATATATTAAAACGCCAAAAACAAGTTATTAAACAAGTAAATAAACAAATAGAGACTTTTAAACGTTGTAATATTGATCCAAGAACATTTGTTATATTAGATGATTGCTTATATGATAATGGATGGGCACGAGACAAAATGATGCGTTTATTGTTTATGAATGGTCGTCACTGGAAAGTAATGTTAATTATTACTATGCAATATCCCTTAGGTATTCCTCCTACATTAAGAACTAATATTGATTATGTATTTATATTAAGAGAACCTTATATTGCAAATCGTAAACGTATTTATGAAAATTACGCTGGTATGTTCCCAACATTTGAATCATTTTGTCAAGTAATGGATCAATGTACAGAAAATTTTGAATGTTTGGTTATAGATAATAATGTAAAGTCGAATCAATTACAAGAACAAATTTTTTGGTATAAAGCTGAAGAACGAAGAAACTTTAAGCTAGGTTCTAAAGAATTTTGGGAAATGTCCAAGAATTTAGGATCTGATGATGAAGATGAATATAATCCAACTCAATATAAAAATAAAAAAGGTCCAAATATTAATGTTAAAAAAACAAAATGGTAAAAAACATTTATTG